ACTCTTTTTTCATAAACGTCCAGAAAAAAGCGGGACGTACTAGAAGGCGAAATGGCGCAACGTGGGAGAAGGTCTCAGTCTGATCTGATGACCATGGCCCAAGTTGCGCCCGTTTCCGGCGAAGCTCGCCTGGTGGCGCCGGCGCACATCACAGACGCAGAGCGATGCGTCTGGATGGAAGTGGTCAATGACCAGCCCGCATCCGCCTTCTCACCCACCCATGGCCCCCTGCTAGAGCAGTACTGTCGACACATTGTCCAGGCTCGATTGCTGGCTGACGAGATCATGAACTTTGATCGCGCTTGGCTGGCTGACGATGATGGCCTGAAGCGCTATGACCGGCTGCTGGCGATGCAGGAGCGGGAAGGGCGGGCGGCGTCTTCGCTGGCCACCCGCCTGCGCATCACCCGCCAGGCCACGACGGACCCGAAGACGGTTGGCCGTGCTAATGGGCGCCAAGCCCGATCCAAGAAGCCTTGGGAACTCGTCGACGCCTAACGCGGGGCGACCGCAACATCGCTTGGATCGAGCAGTACTGCCGAATCCCCGAAGGGAAATTGGTAGGCAAGCCGGTAAAGCTGACGAAGCACCAGCGTGGCTGGATCAAGCAGATATACGACACGCCGACGCGGCTGTTCATCCTGAGCATGGCTCGGAAGAACGCCAAGACGGCGCTATCGGCGTTTCTCCTTCTCCTGCACTTGTGCGGGCCTGAGGCAAAGCCGAACAGCCAGCTTTACAGCGCGGCGCAGTCCCGGGAACAGGCCGCTATCCTGTTTGCCCTGGCCGCCAAGGTGGTGCGCATGTCGCCGGATCTGTCGGAATACGTGCTGATCCGGGACACGGCCAAGCAGTTGTTCTGCACGGAGATGGGGACGCTGTATCGGGCGCTGTCGGCCGAAGCCAGCACCGCCTACGGGCTGAGCCCGGCCTTCACCATTCACGACGAGCTGGGCCAGGTGCGCGGGCCGCGGTTCGAGCTGTATGAGGCGCTGGAGACGGCTAGCGCGGCGCAGGATTCGCCATTGTCGATCGTGATCAGCACGCAGGCGCCGACCGACGCGGACTTGCTTAGTTTGCTGATTGACGATGCCCTCACGGGCGCAGACCCGCGGCAGAAGGTGGTGCTGCATACGGCGCCGATGGACCTGGAGCCGTTTTCGGACGAAGCGATCAGAGCGGCGAATCCGCACTTTGACGACTTCATGAATCAGGACGAGGTAAGGCGCCAGGCGGCAGACGCCAAGCGCATGCCTAGCCGGGAGAACTCATACCGGAACCTGATCCTGAATCAGAGGGTGGAGGCGCACAACCCGTTTGTGTCCCGGGCTATCTGGGAAGAGAACGGCGCGCAGCCGGAGCCGTTGGAAGGCAAGACAGTGTACGGCGGGCTGGATTTGTCCAGCGTGTCGGACTTGACGTCTCTGGTTCTGGTGTCGGAAGAGGGCGACGTCCACCCGCGATTCTGGCTGCCGGAGGAAGGGTTAGCGGAGAAGTCCCGCAATGACCGGGTCCCATACGACGTGTGGGCCGATCAGGGGCTGCTGCTCACTACGCCTGGCCGGGCAATTGAGTACGAGTTCATTGCTCACGAGCTGCGCAAAGTGTTCGACACCTGTCATGTCGTGGCACTGGCTTTTGACCGGGCCATGATGCGGTTCCTGAAGCCGTGGCTCGTCCGGGTTGGATTCACAGAAGAAGAACTGGCGAAGTTTGTAGAGTTCGGCCAGGGGTTCATGTCGATGAGCCCGGCGCTGCGCGAGCTGGAAGCCCGTCTGCTGGGTGGAAAGCTGAAACACGGCGAGCACCCGGTGCTGACGATGTGCGCGATGAACGCTGCAATCGTTCAGGATCCGGCCGGTAATAGAAAGTTCACGAAAGCGAAATCGTCGGGCCGGATTGACGGCATGGTTTCGCTGGCAATGGCGGTAGCGGCGATGCCTCAAGAGCAGGAACCTGTTCGGAAACTCATCCTGGCAACGGCGGGCTGACATGTGTCAAGGCTGCATTAACCGGCAACGGAAACTGGTCGCGTGGCTGTGCCGGCGCGGCATGACAAGGATGTGCGAGAAGGCTAAGGCCAGACTCGCCAAGATGGAGCAATCCAAACATGACGAACCGAGCCTATAGCCTTCTGGAAATCAAGGCGATCGATGAGGACAAGCGCGAGATTTCGGGCGTGGCCACGACCCCTGAGCCGGATCGAAGTGGGGACATCGTGGAGCCGCTGGGGGCCAAGTTTGCACCGGTGATCCCCTTGCTTTGGCAACATCGCCACGACATGCCCATCGGCGAGGCCCGGCTGAGCGCGCCGACGAAGGCAGGAATTGGCTTTGTTGCAAGTATCGCGAAGATCTCTGAGCCAGGCCCACTGAAAGACATCGTTGATATGGCGTGGCAAGCCATCAAGGCACGCTTGGTGAAGGGGACGTCCATCGGGTTCAACCCGACGGCCTTTGACTACATGAGCGAGGGTGGAATCCGGTTTCGCGAGTATGAAATCTACGAACTGAGTGCCGTTACCGTTCCGGCCAACGCCTCCGCGACCATCCAGGCAATCAAGTCCTTGGATCGCCGGATTCTTATTAACCGTCCGGTGTCTCTCATCAAGAGCACCGAGCAAACCGCAAATCTTAACGGCGCCGTCCGACTGGTCCGCGCCTAACTTTTGATCCGCCGCCTGCCGTTGCACGCCGGCCGCACTGATCAGCCCTACACGAGCCGCCCTCGAGGCGGCTTTCTGACATCTGAACCGCCCCAGTGGCGGTTTTTTCATTTGAAGGAGACGTCATGAAGACGTTTGCTGAGCAAGTTGCTGACCTGCAGGCCACGCGCGCCGCCAAGGTCGAAGAATCCAAGTCCATCGCCCGCAAGGCTGCCGACGAGTCCCGCTCCATGGATTCGGGTGAGGCCGAGCAGTTCGACACGCTGCAAGGAGAGATCAAGCGCCTGGACGATGACATCGCCCGCTACTCGCGCCTGGCTGATATCGAGAAAGCTGACAAGGCGTCCGCGAAGCCTATCGACGGCAAGGAGAAGTCGGAAAAGATCGCCGTTGGCGGTGCTGACCGACTGCCCGTGCAGGTGAAGAACACGGAAAAGCTGGAGCCCGGCATGGGTTTTGCCCGGGTGGCTCGGGTGAAGGCTATCGCCCACATCGAGCACATGGACCCGGCGCAGATCGCCAAGTCGATCTACCCGGACGACGAGGCCCTGGTCAAGTCGTTCACGAAGGCAGCTGTGCCCGCAGCCAACAGCGGCAACGCCACCTGGGCAGGCAATCTGATTCTCGAAGGTGGCGGTTACTTCGCCGACTTCGTGGAATACCTGCGTGCCCGTTCGGTGGTCGGCCAGATCAGCGACCGCCTGCGCCGCCTGCCGTTCGATACTCCAGTGATGATCCAGGGTTCGGCCGGCGCGGCCAAGTGGACCGCTGAAGGTGCTGCCAAGCCCCTGACGCAGTGGACCTACACGAAGACCAAGCTGGAGCCCCTGAAGGTCGCGGCAATCGCTGCAGCCACCAAGGAACTCCTGAACCGTGCTTCTGTGGCTGCGGACGCGCTGATTCGTGACGAACTGGCCCGCTCGGTCAACGCCGCAATCGACGGCACCTTCGTGAGCGCATCGGCCGCCGTGGCCGGATCGACTCCGGCCGGCATTCGCAACGGCGTGACGCCGCTGACGCTGACCGGTGACGGTAGCGTCGAAGGCATCCGCTGCGACGCTGCGGCGATGCTGAAGGAGCTGGTTGGCGACAACCTGAGCGTGGCGGGTGCCTTCTGGGTCATGCCGGAAACCGTCGCTATCGACCTGTCGTCGGCGGTCAATGCGATGGGCGCTCCTGCCTTCCCGGGCGTCACCCCCACGGGCGGCACGTTCATGGGCCTGCCGGTCTTCACGTCCCAGTACATCCCGACCGATTCGAGCGGTTCGGTGGTGATGCTGATCAAGGGCGACGAGATCTTCCTCGGTGACGAAGGCGGCGTGCAGGTGTCGATGTCCGACCAGGCTTCCCTGGTTATGGACGACGCGCCGACCATGAACAGCACCACGCCCACGGCGGCTCAAGTGGTGTCGATGTTCCAGACCAACAGCGTGGCGTTCCTGGTGGAACGCTTCATCAACTTCGCCAAGCGCCGCCCGCAAGCGGTAGTCTGGGCGAACGCGAACTGGAACCCCTGCGCCTAATCAGCCGTCAGGTTCAAGGGGCTTCCGAAGGGAGGCCCCTTCTGCAAGACGAAAGGACTGACATGCAAAAAGTGACCTTCACCTACAACAACGGGCGTGAACGGATGCTGTCTGCTCGGGATGCCGAACTGCTGCAACGTCTGGGAAAGGGTACCTACCTGACCCGAGATATGGCGGCGGCTCGTCCTGTGGTCGTTGCGGGCTCTGCTGTCTCGAACGAGGACGTCGACCTGGACGCCCTGGATGGTGAAGCGCTCCACGCGCTTGCCCGCGAGCGAGGCGTGAAGGTGCATCACAAGGCCGGTGCGGACAAGGTGCGCGCAGCCCTGCGTGAGGCCACCGAGTGAGGATTCTCGGGTTCACCTTCGGGCATCAGAAGGCGATGGAGACCGTTGGCGGAACGTGGCGCAATGCGTGGCGGATCATCAGCGAGCCGTTCGCTGGAGCTTGGCAGCGCAACATCGAGGAGAAACAGGGAGACCTGATCACCTATCCGACGTTGTATGCCTGCATTTACCGAATCTCGTCGGATATCGGCAAGCTGCCATTCTCTTTGCGTAGTCGTGACGATAACGGCGTGTGGACCGAAGTCAGCAATCCGGCATATGACCCTGTGCTTCGCAAGCCTAACGGGTTTCAGACACCGGCCCAGTTCCGCGAGTACTGGATCATTACGAAACTGACCCAGGGGAACGCCTACATCCTGAAGCGCCGCGATGGCCGTGGGGTGGTGACGGAACTGTACGTGCTGGATCCTGAGCGCGTGCTGCCGATGGTGTCGGATTCGGGCGCTGTGTTCTACCAGCTGCAGACCGATAAGCTCAACAGCCTGCCGGAGGGTTATCCGGCTGAGAATTTGATTGTTCCGGCGAGTGAGATCATCCACGACCGCTGCATGACGGTCCACCATCCCCTGATTGGGGTTCCGCCCTTGGCTGCAGCCCACTGGCCCGCGCTGAAGAACATGAAGATCATGCGGTCGGCGACGGAGTTCTTCGCGAACAACGCTCAGCCTGGTGGCCTCCTGACCGCGCCCGCGGGCATGAAAGAGGAAGACGCCAAGGCAGTTCAAGAATATTGGAATAAGGAATTCTCGGACGGGAAGTCCGGAAAGGTGGCCATCATCGGCGCCGACATGAAGTTCACCCCATTCGCCATGAAGAGCATCGATGCTCAGATGATTGAGCAGATGCGCTATAGCGACGAGCAGATCTGCCAGCCGTTCGGGATCCCGCCGTTCAAGGTCGGGATTGGAACGATCCCGTCCGGCCTCGGCGTTGACGGCGTGAACCTCATGTACTACAGCGATGCACTGCAGGCCCCCATTCAGCACATGGAAGATCTGCTGGACGATGGCCTGAAAGTTACCCGTCCGTTGGGAATCGAGCTGGATACTGAGCCCCTGCTGCGCATGGACGAAGCCAAGAAGGCAGACATCAACACGAAGCTGGTAGGCGCCATGATCAAGACGCCTGACGAGGGTCGCCGACCCTTCAACCTGGCGCCGACTGCTGGCGGTAACACGCTGTGGGGCCAGAACCAGGACTATCCGTTGGGCATGCTTGCAGACCGTAAAGAGTGGGATCCCGCCATGCAACCTGCGGCCACGCCTGCTCAAGCGCCCGAGCCTGACCCTGATATTGAAGAATTGCGCGCCTTTGCAGGTACCCATAAGGCTATCGCCGCAATGAAGAAAGCCCTGGAGCCTACCTATGTCGTTTGACCCTGAACTGTTCGGCCAAGCCATGGGCGATGCGATCATCAAGGCGGTGCAGCCTCTGAAGGACGAGATTGCACGTTTGAAAGCCCAGCTTGCCGACATGCCGCAGCCCATTTCCGGAAAAGACGGCACTGATGGCCGTGACGGTAAGGATTGCGACATGGAGGCCGTCAAGAAGATGATTGACGAGGCCGTTAAGTCCATTCCCGTCGTGCATGGCAAGGACGGGACCGACGGGAAGGACGGCGACCGTGGCGATAAAGGTGAGGACGGCATGAATGGCGCGGACGGCATTGGGATGGCGGGAGCCATGATCGACCGCGAAGGATCGTTACTACTCACGATGAGCAACGGCGAAGTCAAGAACCTCGGCCCGGTGGTCGGGTCCGACGGGCGCGACGGCCGTGACGGCAAGGACGGGGCAGATGGTATCGGATTGGACGCCTTCGAGCTGGAATACCTGGACGAAACGCACGAAGTGCGGATCAAAGCTTCCTGCGCTGGCCGGGTGAAGGAGATCCGCTATCCTGCCGGCGGGATCCGCCCAGGCGGGTACTGGCGCGAAGGTACGAAGGCGAAGGCGGGTGAGGCCTGGGTACATGATGGTTCGCTGTGGATCGCCAAGAAGGATACTCCCGCCAAGCCCGACGCTGCGGGCGAAGACTGGGTAATTGCCGCCCGAAAGGGACGTGATGGCGAACGCGGCCAGAAAGGCAAGGATGCTACGCCTGAGGTCCCGATCAAGCTGAAGGATCAAGCATGAGCCTGGTGACCGTCGAAGAAGCCCGAATGCATCTGCGGGTTGATTCTGTGGATGATGACCCATGGTTCGCCACATGGATTCCTGCCGTGGAAGATGCCGTTTTCACTTGGCTTAAGGATGCATGGCGGGCGTATGAACCTTCAGGCGATCTCGATAGCGCCGGCAATCCAATCCCTGCGGTGGACTCCAACGGAGACGCGATTCCAAAGTTTGCAGTGAAGGCCGCTGTCCTAGTCGAGTTGGCCCAGCAATATCGTTACCGTGACGGGTCCGAAGCGGGCGCTGTCCCTTCCCATTGGGGGTATGGATTCGTGCTTGGCGCTGGCGCCACCAGTCTGTTGTCAGGTCTGCGAAAGAGTACCGTTCAATGAGCTTGGAAGCCGGCCGACTTCGCCATCGGGTTGCCATTGAGCGTTTCGAAGTGACGCAGGATCCAGTCACCGGCGCTGTCACCGAAAGCTGGACGGAGATTGCCAAGGTCTGGGCGGGAATTGAACCGCTTTCGGTCCGGGAGTTCGTCCAATCGGCGGCGGGTCAGTCCGAAGTTACTGCACGCATCACTATCCGGAATCGAGACATCCTGGCCACCGACCGTATTACTCATCGAGGCGCGGTGTACAACATCCGCGGCGTGCTACCTGATAAGGAAAGCGGGCTGGAATACATCACCCTGCCGGTCGGCACGGGTGTGAACGAGGGCTGAATTGGAGTTTGTGTTGTTGGCCCCGGGTCCGAGCATGAGCCGTGACCTGGCCGAATCCCTGCGCGGTGAGCGCGTCGGGGTGGTCAGCAATGTGTTTGAGCTGGCCCCGTGGGCCGACTTCCTAGCTGCGAATGACCGGGCTTGGTGGCGGGCCTACCCAGAGGCGATGAGCTTTGCGGGGCGCAGGTTTTCGAGCAGTGAGTTTCCTGGCGTGGAGCGCTGCCGCCCTGGCAACACACAGTGGGCGAGCGGTGTCCTTGCGCTGCAGGTGGCCGTGAACCTTGGCGCTACCCGGATTCGGCTGTACGGATTCGACATGCATGGATCACATTACTTCGGTGAATACACCAACGGTCTGGTCAATACGAAGCCACATCGGCGAGCGGTACACCTGCAGCAGTTCCGGGATTGGGCTCGGGCGAATCCGAGCGTCGATGTTGTGAACTGTACGCCCGGGTCGGCGTTGGACTGCTTCCCAATGGAGGCAGCTTGATAGTACGGGGTATGAAGGGGCTGGGGGACAACATCTACCAGCGGGCCTTTGTGAAGCGGTTGCAGGAGCCGGTTTACTTGGAAACTCCCTGGCCTGAGCTGTACGAAGACCTACCAGGGGTGAAGTTCGTTAAGGCTGAGACGTCGCTAAGGACGCAGGCCAAGAACATGGCGCTGCAGCAGGAATCTCGCTGGGAGAAGCCGCCCCGGGAATCGGTGGTAACGGTGCAGTACGGCACGGCTGGGATTGTGACCGGGATGCGTCGATGCTTCGGCGTGGCGCCTGGGTCGTTTGACCTGCCAGATTTCGGACCTTCGCCGGTATCTGGGCGGTACATCGTAGTTCGGCCGGCGACTGTGCGGGCAGAGTGGGTAGCGGAAGCGCGCAACCCGCTGACCATGTACATCGCTGAAGTCGCCGAGACTGCGCGAGCAGCAGGCTACCGGGTGATCTCGGTGGCGGATCTGGAGGCGGGTAAGGAGTGGGCGGTGGGGAAGCTGCCGCCCGCGGACGAGGTCTATCACGCTGGCGAGTTCAATGTGCGCCAGCTTATGGCCCTGGTTCGTAATGCCCAAGCGGTGATAGGCGGAATCGGCTGGATGTTGCCCGCATCCATAGCGATGAAGGTTCCCGCGTGGGTCATATGCGGGGGGCAGGGCGGATTCAACGCCCCGGAACTGATCACAGACGAGAAATACATGGACCTGAGCCGAATTCGGTTCGCGGTCCCGGACAACTTTTGCCGTTGCCGGCATAAACAGCACAACTGCGACAAGCGAATCAAGAACCATGCGAGTGACTTTGCCGACTGGCTACGAAGACTCCCTGATCTGGTGGCCTGAGCGTGGCATGGGGTTCCATCCCCGGCCGGCTATGGACTACACCACGAGCTACTGGGAGGAATTCCGACAGCGGGACGCATCCCCGATGGGGGAGCTGCTGACCGCATCGCGGCTGGCATTGGTTCGTCGGCACTATGCCGGCCAGGTAGTTGATATCGGTATCGGCGGTGGGCGCTTTGTCGAGTATGCAGCCGCGCAGGGCTACGACGTCAATGTCGAAGCCAACGAATGGCTGCGCCAACGGGGCGCCTTTTGCGATCCCTATGCGCGTCCGGTTGACGCCATCACTTGCTGGGACAGCCTGGAGCATATTCCGGATCCGGGAGCGCTGCTCGCGCAGGTTCGGGAATGGGCGTTCGTCTCCATCCCTATCTTCGAAGAGGGCGACGTTGTGCTTGGCAGCCGGCACTATAAGCCGGGAGAGCATATCTGGTACTTCAGCCACCGCGGACTGGTGGATTGGATGAAGGCGCGAGGCTTTGCCTGCATGGAACACAACGAATCTGAAACCGAGCTGGGCCGAGAAGGTATTCGCAGCTATGCGTTCATGAGGGTCGCATGAAGGTAGAGGTCAAGCTATCCGGTGTCGATGGCGTGATCGACCTGTTGAAGAGCTTGCCTCCGGAGATCGTTTCTAAGCGTGGCGGCCCGGTGAAGCTGGCGTTGGCCAAGGGCGCCCGCTTGATCCGTGACGAGGCAAAGAAGAACTTACGGCGCGCCATTGCGATGCATGGCGACGAGTCGACGGGGTTGCTGGAAAAGAACGTCATTTCCAGCCGCGGCAAGCCGCCCAGCACTGGGAAGGGAGAGCGATATCTGGTCCGTGTGCGGCGTAAGGCCTACCTGGGGAAGAAGGGGAAACCTGTAACGACCAGGGCGACCGCCAGCTTCATGGAATACGGGACGGAAGATCAGCCCGCTACGCCTTGGCTGCGTCCCGCGGTGCGCCAGCATGGCGAGGCAGCCATCAACACCATCACACAGGACCTCACGAAGCGAATTGACAAGGTGGTCGCCGACATGGGCGCCAAGAACCGGAATAAGTAATGCTGCCTGCCGTCTTCCAGACCCTTCAAACGCCCGCTGTGTTGGCAATCGTCGGAGGCACGCCCGTCCGCATTTTCCGTCATGGCGCCGCGCCGCAGGACACTGCAAAGCCGTATGTCACATGGTTCGAGGTCGCCGGCCAACCCTATGACCAGTTGAGCGGCACACCGTGCGGCGACTTTGACAGTGTGCAGATTGACTGCTGGTCAATGTCGGATCTGCAGGTGGAGCATCTTGCCAGAGCCGTCCGTGATGCTGTGGACATGGCCGGAATTGCCAATCGCATCGTCGTGAACCTTCGGGATCCCGATACCAAGCTATACAGGATTGGCCTAGAGGCCGACTTCATCAACTCCCGCTAACCTGTTCCCCTAGTTTTGCCTTGCCCGCCTCGAGCGGGCTTTTTCTTTTGGAGCCCGCAATGACCGCTGGAATCGTAAAAACCCAAGGTACCGAGCTGTACTTCAAGACCGTCGACTCGACGCCCGCGCTGGTAAAGATGGCCTGCCCGACTGGCATTACCGGCCTTGGCGGCGCTGCTGACCAGCTCGAAACCACCTGCCTGGACACCCAGGATGACAAGGAATACACCGGCGGCCTGGGCAATCCTGGCCAGGTGTCCGTGCCGTTCAACTTCATCCCCTCCAATGCGTCGCAGCAAGACCTTTTCGACATGAAGGCGCGCCGTGATGTGCTGGAATGGATCGTTCTGTTGTCGGACGGTACCGCAGCGCCGATTCTGGATTCGAACGACGACATTGAAGCGCCCGCCGGCCGCTCGAGCATCAAGTTTCAGGGCTACATCGCTGACCTGAACCTGGACATCGCCACCAATGAAATCGTACGCGGCACGCTTACCATTCAGCGCTCCGGCCCCGTCATCTTGACCCCGAAGGCCTAAGCATGATCGACCAGTCGTTTTTCGCTTCGGATGCGGTTCAGGAAAAGGAAGTCGGCCTGGGCGATGGGAAGATGCACAAGTTGCATTTCCGCGAGTACAGCGGCGCGGCGTTCAATGCATACGCCCATGCTGTCCGGTCGGATGACCTGGCGGTGAAGGGTGGGGCGATGGCGATTCTCATCGCTGATTCGCTCTGCAATGAAAAGGGTGAGCGGCAATTGACGGTAGCGCAGGCGTCAAACCTCAAGCCCCAGGCAATGCAGGCTATTTTCCGGGCCGTCCTGGAGGCGAACCAGGTGGGCCAGGACGACGCGGGAAACACGTAAAGGCCGGCGGCGACGACTGGTTGTGGGCCGTCCTGGCGCTTCGTCTTGGCGGCCGCACTATCCAGGAATTGCGGCTGGCCATGACCCAGCGGGAGTTCGAATTTTGGAAGGCATTCTATGAGCGCTATCCCTTTGACGACCTCCACATGTACCACCGGCCGGCGGCGCTGATCTCGCAAAGCATGGCCGGTGGTGACATGGCCCAAAAGATCGAATGGCTCTCGAGCCCCATTGTTCGTGACCTCTCTGACGCAGACCTTCGTACGCTCAAGGCGTTCGGGCTCAAACCCCAAGGATAGATAGATGGCAACAGCCGGCAGTATCGTCGTCGATCTGTTGATGAAGACGGGTTCGTTCGAAACGGACGCCCAGCGTGCGTCCAAGACGGCCGAAAAGCGCTTCAAGGAGATCGAGAAACAAGCCAAGGAGACGGCTACCTCGGTAAGCAGTGCATTTGCTGGCCTTCTCAGCGGTGCGCTGCTCGGCGTGGGCTTCGGTACGGTCTTCGGGAAGTTCATCGAGGAAACGAAGAACGCCCAGAGTGAACAGGCGCAGCTCGCGGCGGTCCTGAAATCGACGGGGAACGCTGCCGGCTTCACGGCCGCGGAGCTGAACAAGATGGCCAGCGGCATGGCTGGCGTTGTCAGTGAGGGTGATATCAACCGTGCCCAGACGCGGCTACTGTCGTATACCGGCGTGGTCGGGGACGAGTTCCCGCGTGCGCTGCAGGCGGCGATCGACATGTCCGTCCGCTTAGGGATGACGGTTGAGCAATCCGCAGAGACGGTAGGAAAGGCGCTCGATGTCCCCAGCAAGGGCCTGACCGCGCTGTCCAAGCAAGGCTTCCGGTTCACCGAAGACCAGAAGAAGCTGGTGGAGTCGCTAGAGCAGACTGGGCGCGTAGCCGAAGCGCAGGACGTTATCCTGAAAGCGCTGGAATCCTCCTACGGCGGCGCGGCGGACGCGGCCAGGAATACCCTCGGCGGTGCGCTCGAGGCCCTGCAGAATCAGATCAATGATCTGATGACGGGTGACGACGACAGCGTTAACGGCCTGACCGCTGCCGTGAACGAATTCACGGACCTTCTGGGTTCGTCCGAGACAAAGGCCACGTTTAGCGCGTTCACGACCTTTCTCGCTGAAGTGGCCACCGGCCTGGTCACGGTCATCAACGAGTTCAAGAAGGCAGCAGACGCTGCGGATAGCTGGCTGGAAGCCATTAATGTCAAGGTGGCTGACACCATCTTTGGTGACTCCGATCCCGCCAAGGAGGTCGAGAACATCACCAAGCGTCTGAACGAGAACCGTGCAGCGGTAGAGAAGCTGCGCGAGGCGCAGGCCGCGAACCCGTCCGGCAAAAGCAAGAACATGTTCGGGTTCGAGCAGAACGAGAACTATGACCAGCGTATCAGCGTCCTGCAGTCAGCCATCCGTGCCGGCGAGGCTCGGTTGGTGTTTGCGCAGGGACGTCTAAACGCGAAAGACCGAGACATCCTGAAGGGGTATACGGGCGTCGATGAGACGGGCGTGCCTACGACAACTCTGGAGCCTATCCGTGCAACAGCAACTTCGGCACCTGCAGAAAAGGCTACCAAAGAGCGCGTCGATCAGGGCCAGAAACTCATCGATCAGATGAATCAGCGTATCGCGCTGATTGGCAAAGAAACCGAGTACGAGAAGCTTCTTGAGCAGGTTCGCATCGGATCGGTCACGTTCAAGACCCAAGCGCAGCAGGACGAAGCGCTGGCGGCGGCCCAGACTCTGGACTTCATCAACGAGCAGACCAAGGCATACGAAGAATCTCAAAAGCAGGCCGCGGCGCTGTCCAAGGTCCTGGACGAGCTGTATCCGGACCAGGCCGCTACCAACGACTACCTATCGAAGCTGACATTGCTGACGGAAGGGTTGCACAACGGCACCCTTACCGCGGAGCAGTACTACGAGGCCGTTGCAAAGCTTGAGGAGAAGTTCGGGGAAACCTCGGATGGCATGACGGAGTTCGCCGTCCAGGCAGCTAGAAACATCCAGGATGCCTTGGGCGACACGCTTGAGGACGTTTTGAGCGGGAATTTCAAGAACATTGGCTCGAAGTTCGCCGATATGATTTTCAAGATGGCCGCGAATGCCGCCGCTGCAAACCTAGCTGGTGCTCTTTTCGGGGACTTCGGCAAGTCGGGCCAAATTGGCGGTCTGCTCGGCAGTGCATTTTCTGGGCTATTTGGTAGCGGGGGAGGGGCCGGGCCAGCGCCAACCGCTGCTCAAGTTGGGTCTGCTGGAGACGGTCTGATGTTCTTCGCCGATGGCGGGTATACAGGCCCGGGAGGAAAGTACGATCCCGCCGGCGTTGTGCATGCTGGTGAATACGTCATCCCCGCCGAAGCTACTCGTCGTCTTGGCGTGGGGTTCCTTGACCGTCTGAGAGGATATGCCGATGGTGGCTACGTTGGCACTTCGGGTGGCATGCCTGCCATGCAGGGCGGATCCACGAGAGTCGAAATCATCAACAATGGGACACCTCAAGAAGTGAGAGGAGCCAATACTAGCTTCGACGCCGAAGGCCAAGTGATCAGCATCATAGTTGGAGATATGCGCCGAAATGGGCCAACAGCGGCGGCTGTTCGTGAAATTTCGAGGAACCGCTGATATGGCTACATTCCCAAGTTACGCCAAGATCCTATTGGCTGGGTTCAAGGAGGAGGCCGATTTTGGAATCCTTCGGACGGAGATGGATGGCGGCATCGCAAAGCAACGTCCACGATGGACGACGCCTATCGTCACGCGGGATGTGAGTATCCATGTCGATTCAGCCGCACAGAAAATCGACTTCGATCAATGGCTGGAAACGGATTTGAATGGCGGGGCGGCCTGGTTCGACTGGATAGATCCGCTTGATGGCGTTTTGAAGCAAGCTCGAATTGTGTCTGGGAAAGTCGCATGGTCCAGTCCTGGGAAAGTCTGGCGAGCCAACGCCCAGTTGGAAACGGTCGGTTAACGTGACCAGATCACTTTCTGCCGAAGCCTCCCGCAACCTGCTAGCGACCTCCGCCGACGAACCGCTGCTGGCCGCCATCGAGATCACACACCCGGGTCTGGAGGTGCCGGCGCGATTCGTGAACGACACGCTGGACATCACCATCGAGGGCAATACGTTCTTCGCGTGCCGCTTCGATCTGACGTTGCCGGACGACCAGGACGAGCAGGTGCCGCAGGCGCGCCTTGAAGTGGACAACATCGGGCGCGAGCTCACGCAATGGCTTGAACAAAGCCAAGGTGGAGCCGGCGCGAAGTGCCGAATCATCATGGTGCTGCGATCAGCGCCCACTAACATCGAGTTCGACATGACCCTCGACCTGACCGGCCTGGCGATCACCAATTTTCGGGTGACAGGCGACCTTGGTTTCAAGAACACGCTTATGCAATCTGCCGTGACGGTGCGCTTTGATCCGTCGACGACGCCCGGCGCTTTCTGATATGCACTGGTCAGATAAGTACGTGAATCAGGCATACGTGCCGGAGACGGGCGATTGCGCCGCCTTTGCCGAGCGGGTGGCCCGTGAGCATCTTGGCATCACAGTAGGCCTGCCGGACGGCCATGCCACGGCGCTGCGTGCACAGTCGGCCCAGATCCGAGCCCATCGTGGTGAATTCGCTGACGAGGTGCCAGATCCTGTCGAAGGTCACCCGGTGCTGCTGCGCTCCCGAGGGGATCTGTTCCATATCGGCGTCATGTGCCAACTTGCCAATGAATGGTGGGTGCTCCACGCCGACAAGGGGTTCGGCGCGGTGATTCGCCAGCCGCTACGGCGCATGCTCATGGTCGATTACAAGCTGGAAGGGTTCTACCAATGGAAAAAGTGACACGTCGGGCGATGGGTCCGGTAGCCACTCCTTCGATGGTGGTGTACCCGAAACCGCTGGGCGGAGAGCGTACCGAGCATTTTGAGTGCTTCGCTCCTGGCGAGACGCTGGGCGCCTACGTACGGCGCGTCGGAATCACGGTTCCGTCACGTGTGCTGCGTGTCGAGCATAACGGGCGTGAGGTGCCGCTCGCACTGTGGCAGCGTCTGATTCCGCGCCATGGCGACATGGTTGTCATCAGCGCACGCGGACTTGGCGGAGGGGGCGGCAACAAGGTGCTGCGAACAGTGGCTATGATCGCGGTTGTTGCAGTCAGCCTCGGGTATGGCGCAGCGCTTGGGACTGCGATCGGATTCACGGGGACGACCGCGGCCGCGGTTGGCGGTTCGCTGATCATGCTCGGTGGCAGCATGATGGTCAACGCACTGCTACCCATGCCAATGCCCACGGCGGCAAAGCTCGGCACCGGCGAGAAGTACGAGAGTAGCCCCACCTATTCTATCCAGGGTGGGAGGAATCGGAAGCGTCCCTGGGAGCCAATGCTACTCGTCTTCGGCAAGCACAAGCTGGTCCCTGATATCGGCGCCAATCCGTTTACGGAACAAGTTGGAGACGATCAGTACCTGAACCAGCTTTTTCATTTTGGTCTGCAAGGAACCTCGATCAGCATTACAGACCTGAAGATCGGAAACACACCGATCGAGGACTTTCAAGGTGTCCAAACCCAAATGGGCGGCACTGATGGCAAGGTCTCCATGTTCCCCGGGAACGTCCAGACCATTCAGGGGTTCACCCTCAACGAGCAGGACGGATGGTACAGCCGCACCACGGATACCGGGGTAGTGGTTCTGTCGGTGGAGCTTGCGGCGCGCATCTTTGGCATCAATGACGAAGGCGGGTTCATCACGCGGACGGTCGAGCTGCGTTTACAGTACCGCAACACGGACGGCGGCGACTGGGTGGAGCGCGACGAGGTCGGGGCAGTATATGCGACGAATTACTGGTCTCTCCGAGATAAGAATTCGGGGCTTCAGGTTGCCCAGGGGTCCATTCATTCGAACGACCACTACGACGGTCAGGAGGAGATTTTTGATCCACAACTAGCTGCGGCATCGCAGGGGCGCGGTGGTGTTGGGGTGTGGCGATGGGTGCCCCATCCTTACCAGATGGGGCAGCCGTGGGTCGGTTTGGCGCCAGATCCGCTTATCACGCCTGGGCAATCTGGAATTCGCATTACCGGAGCGCGCCAAGAACCAACACGACTTCAGGTTACTTGGGCTGTACCAGCAGGGCAGTACGAGGTAAGAGTCTGGAAGCTATCCGGGGACCTGAACACGCCTCGCGAATCCAATGAAACCGCTGTGTCCCAAATTCTGGCCTATCGGGAAGATTTCGCCGATTACTCGGGCCAGTGCCGGTTGGGTGTTCGCATTAAGGCCTCGGGGCAATTGAACGGCGCCATTGACGAGCTTTCGGGGATTGCGAGCGCGTGGTGTACGGTATGGCGAGGTACGGGTTGGGTGAACGAGTACACCAGCAACCCCGCCTGGTGGTTTTTGTGGTTCGCCCGCGGCAAGCGCGCTTCCGATGGAAGCCGGCTGTATGGGGCCGGGTATGCAGATTCACAGATCGACATTGAAGCGATCAAGGCTTGGGCTCTTTGGTGCGAGGAAAAAGAGCTGACCTTCGACTATGTGTTGGATCAGAAGATGAGCGGAGCCGCGGTGCTTCAGATGATCGCACGCGCCGGCCGCGCTTCAATGACATACCAATCTGGGAAGCTCGGTGTGGTATGGGATGCTGAGGATGTGCCGGTCACTGCCATCTTCGGTCCGTTTAATGTAAAGGCGGGCTCATTCAAGATAGCGTATGTCAACGAGGGGAGCGTCGACGAAGTTGTTCTGAACTTTGTTAACCGGGATACGGATTACAAGATGGATGAGGTCCGCGTCAAGGTCCCGGGCGTAGTGTCGACGAACAATCCCCTGCAACTGGATCTCGACGGCTGTACGGACAAGGATGTTGCCGGTCGGGAGGCAAATTTAATTGCCGCGTCGCAAGTGTGGAGGCGGAGGCGCGTAACCTGGGAGACGGATCTCGAAGGGCTGGTATGTGTACGCGGCGACGTGGTGTCGTTCTCCCACGACTTGACGGTTTGGGGCTATTCCGGTCGCTTGTTGCCTGGCAGCCACGGCGGAAGTAACCCGCTGATGAAGCTGCAGCAGCGTGTGCCGAGTGCTGGTAGCGGGACCGTTTTGTTGCGTGACCCAGACGGAAACTTCAAGACCGTCAGCGTGACCTCGGCTATAGGTGATGTGGACGAGCTCCGAATTGTGACGCCGCTGGATGGCTTTCCTATGCCCGGGGATGAGGGCTATGAGGATTGCAGCCCGTTCGACTGGGCATGGCAGTTTGACCCGGTTACCACACCAGGACGTCGCTTCAAAGTTTCGGCAGTAAAGCCTTCTGGAGACGGGATCCGGTTCGAAGCGATCGACGACGATCCTGAGTACTACAAATGTGAGGACAATCCATACCAGTACACGCCTCCGCGCGACGGCGCTCTCCTGTCTGGGCAAGTTTTCGCGATCACATTTTCGGAGATCCTCCGTAGCGTTGATTCAGACAGTGTCGCGGTGGAAATTGGTTGGGTGATGTCAGTGCCACTACCGGCGGCTGTCACAGTGACAATCAATGGAATAGCGCAGCCCGCCGTGCGAACACAAGAGCGGCGGTTGCTCGTTGACGCCCGGGCTGGCGACGTCCTTAGCGTGTCGGTGCAATCTGTCAATGCGCAAGGGCTCGGGCCTCCGCGGGTTCAGTCCTACACCGTCTTGGGCTTGAGCGCACCATTGCCAGCAGTCACGGGACTGTCGAGCGTCTTCCGAGATGGCCTCACGGTTCTTGTGTGGAATCGTGTTAGCGATATGCGGCAACCCTCCTATGAGGTGCGCCTGGGGCCATCGTGGTCGAATTCGTCTGTGGTTGGAATCACAGACGGCCTGGAGATGCTGGCCACGGGAAATGGGCTTTATTGGGTCGCGGCGCGATTTAGGTTATCTAGCGGTGTCATCATCTACGGAGAGGCAGACAGCCTTCAAATTGCTGGTGCTTCGCTGGAGCGCAATGTCATTCTGACGGTCTCGGAGCAGCCGGATTGGGATGGAGAACTAGCCGGAGATGCACTGATCTACTCGGGCATGCTGACGCTGGCCCCCACAGGCGACATACTTGGCGTCCCGGATGTGTTTGCTGTTCCGGACTTGCTCTGGTTTGGTGGAGCCGGCGGTGCAGGTATCTACACCTCGTCCGGCGCGAATATTGTAGATATCGGCTACGTGGCCCCAGTGCGGCTTGGCTTCGATATTGATCTCCATGCTCAGAAGCTGGATGAAGACATCTTGGCGGTACCTGATGTATTCGAGGTACCCGACGTCCTGGGCGAATCAAACCGACAGTTCGTATCGGGCCGCCCACAAGTTAGGTCGGCGCAGGCGGCTGGCGCTTGGTCCGACTGGCTGGATTATGTCCCAGGTTTGGTCAACGCAAGGTGGTTCCAGGTGCGGTTGCTCCTGTCGACGGCTGACCCGAATATCGTGCCCTTTGTGACTCGCTTTGACTGGACTGTTGATGTGCCTGACCTGCTCCAGCGCAGTGAGGGTGTGACGGTGCCGGTAACGGGCCTCACTGTGGTTTATGAAAAGGTCTTTCATGCTAAGCCGAACGTGCAAATTACTGTGGTCGATGCTTTCGACGGGGACGTGGTCAAACTATCTGGAGAAACCGAAAGTGGCTTCAACGTGATCATTAGCAATGGCGGCACGCCAGCACATCGGAAGATAAATTGGTTAGCGCAGGGATACTGATATGACACAAACGCAGATTCAAGTACCGACTACTCCGCCTCTCTCCGGGGCAGCTCTCGTAAGCAGTGTGAACGATGCGCTGATGACTCTCGGGACGGACTTTGCCGGGGCAACGGACCCCGCAGCGGTTGCCCAACCTTTCATGACCTGGGCCGACACAGGGAACGGCCGGCTAAAGCGGCGCAACGCAGCGGGGACGCAGTGGGTAGATCTGGGCCCATTGTTCTCCGAGCCGGCTACGCCGCCCGATGGTGCGCTGTATGCGTCACAGGCGTGGGTAAATCGGCGGTTGTCGCAGTTCGGCACGCCGTTGACTGTGGTGGCGCCGAATGCGATACCAACGACAAATGTGGGAGAAATCTGGGTCGAAGGTTATGGCCCCTATCGTTGGGGGGCTGGTGTGTATGTTCCCAACAAGCTGCCGGCCAAGCATCGCAACAACTCCGGCGTGACAACTCCGAGCAACGTGTCCATCCTTGTTCCGGCTGGTAGCTGGCGCGCTGAATCCGACTTTTGCGACATCATCCTGGCCGCGGCGCGCACCAAGAACCTGCAGGCGTCTGGTGGGTGGACGGCGGGGGAGGGCGGTAACGGCATCTGCTCGGGCGTGCGCGCGATCAATACTCCGTATCACATCTTCGTGATCTTGAACCCCACCACTGGCGCGGTGGATGTTTGCCTAGATACCGACCCGAACGCGGCCAACCGGCCGGCGGGCTTCACGCAGTATCGCTGGGTGGGTTGGCGGGTAACGGACGCAAGCAACGTGATCATCCCGCTGCTGCAGAACGGCATGTTCTTCTCCTGGGGATATCGTCGTGCTGATGCATCGCCCGTTTCAGTGACCTCGTCAGGCCTGAATCTCTCCCTATCGGTTCCCGCCGGCCGTATCTGCCGGGCTGATATCAGCATCGTCGGCCGCCTGGCGGGGACGAAGGTGATGATCACTCCTGGAGGCCTGGCCACGACCGGCACCATTACCGACTACACCGGCGACGGCGGCCCGGTCGGCGCGGACACTCCAACGTCGCGCCTCACCGTTACAACCTCTACTGCCGGCCAGATTTATATGCGAGCCCCGGTCACCTCCAACTGGGACGTTTTTACCGTGGCCTTTGAAGCCATCGACTGAAGGAAGAATAAGCCATGCCATTTGTTGACCGAGACGAAAGCGGCGCCATTGTCGGCGCCTTCGCGATGAGGCAGCGGCCCGACCAGGAATGGACGGATGAGTGGCCGGAAGTGGGGCCGACTGTGCCGCTGAAGGTTTCCCGCTACCAGGCGCTTGCCGCACTCATGCAGGCCGGCCTGTTGGATGCGGTTACGGCCTGGGCGCATGATCCCAGTACCGACCCACTGCACAAACTCGCGTTCGATACCGCGACGGAGTTTGCGCGCGCTAGCTCGACGATGGCGGCGGGTGCTGCAGCCCTAGGCTGGAGTGAAGGGCAGTTGGACGACTTGTTCGCCGCGGCGGCCCAAATTCAGGCGTGACGGTAAGTGGAACACCGCAGCCCGCTCCTGCGGGCTTTTTTTACGTCCAAAGGAACGTTATGGAACAGCCGCACTATGGGGATTTGCCTGCACGGGTAACCGCCGTCGAAAAGGATGTAGGTCAACTGCGGACCGGCCAGGCAAAGATCATCGCATGGGGCGCTGGGGCCTTGACGATGTTCTCGGTCTTGTTCGGCATATTGGTCAGCATCGTTGCGTGGTCGGCCACGCGGACGGTTGCGCAGCTTGACGATGTTGGCAGAGGGGTATCAAGCATCCAGACCGACGTGGCCGTTCTCAAGACGAAGCAGGACACGCAAGACAGATCCTGGAAGCTCATAACCCAACTGGCAAAAAAGGGGGCCTCGGATGTGTCAAAAAATCTCAACGATGAGTAGGTGTGGACGATGCGACTGATCCCAAACTGGCGCCGCTGCTGGCGCATGACTTCGGTCCAGATCCAGGCGGTGGCGCTGGCTTTCTTCTCTTACCTTACGGCGGTTCCTGATGCAGCCATTCAACTTTGGAGCGTTCTTCCGGTCGATATTCGCGAATCCATTCCGCCGGGATACGTCAAGTGGTTCGGAATCGCTCTCATCGCCCTCGGCATCGTTGCCCGCGTCATCCATCAGCCCAAGCTCAACCCCCCGAAAGATCCCGGATCCGACTCTTGACGAGATCGTATCCAAGGCCATGGGGCCAGCGTTCGCACTGCTTCCGGCCAAGATGGATACGAGGGAAGCCAGGTGCATGATGCTGGCGATCGGCCTGCAGGAAAGCCGCTTCGTTCACCGGCGGCAGATCGGCGGCCCGGCCCGCGGATTCTGGCAGTTCGAGAAGGGCACCCGCGCGAGCCGCGGCGGCGTGTGGGGCGTGTACCTGCACGCGGCCAGCAAGGACCGCCTGGCGGCGGTGTGCAAGGCCCGCAGTGTGGCATTCGACCCGGACGCGATCTATGCGGCGCTGGAGTATGACGACGTGCTGGCGGCCGGCGTTGCGCGGCTCCTGCTGTGGACCGATCCCCAGCCGCTGCCGCCGGTCGGTGATGCTGACGCCGGCTGGGCGCTCTACCTGCGCACCTGGCGCCCGGGCAGGCCGCATCCCCAGACCTGGCCAGTTCTCTACCGCCAGGCCGTCGCGCAGGTGCAGCCGTGAACCCGTTCCTGCGCATGGCGCTGCCCTGGATCGGCGGCGCGGCGGTGGTGATGGTGCTGGGCGCCGGCGTGGTGCTGTACGGCGCGCACCGGGAGGCCGCCGGCGTCACCAAGGAGCGCGCCCGCGCCGAGGCGGCGCAGCGCGCTATCACCGAAGCCTACCAACTGGAGAAAGACCGTGCTGATGCCCAATTACGTGCCGCCGTCCTGGCGCGCCAGGCTGTTGAAGCCAAGAATGCCGACCTGCTCGTTGAAGTGGCCACTGCTCATGAGCGCATTGCTGGTCTTGGGGGGCTGCTCCAGCAGTATCGCGACCGCGCCGCGGCTGCCCGAGCCGTCGGCAGACATGATGCAGCCGGTCCCGACTGGATCGGAATACTTGGCCAATGTGTCGGCCGAGTTGAAGGCCTCACGGGACGACTTGCTCAGGTGGGAAGAGATGCTGCGCGATGGGCTGACCAAGTAAATGGACTTCAAAGCTACATACGGGGTCTACGCAGCGTGCCAACGAGCAATCATTAATACCTGGCCAGCCTGGCTATGCAAGCGACTGATAGCCGCCGGCTAGGTTCTTGTGGATCACGGTTGCTGTGAGGCGCTCTTGTGGGTCGGGGTGAAAGCCACGCCCAGAATGACTGAATGGCCTGCTCTCGACCACGGAAAAGTGGGGAAAAGCGGTGAACATCCGCTCGTACTGGTACTTGTGCGTGAAGATACCGCTACGGTGAGCATACGGACGCTTGGTGGGCACGTCGGGCGCGAAGTCAGTAATGCCGAGGAATCCGCCATCTTTCAGGCATCTATCTGCTTCAGCCACAACACGGCTGAGCAGATCTCGGTCCACTAGATAGAGGCAGAACCCGAACAGGATGAAGTCGAAAGAGTGATCCGGGAATTCCAGCTTGTCGGCAGTTCCCACACTCAAGTTCAAACCGGGATGTAGAGCGGATCCGCTGGAAATGGCCTTCGCTGAAGGGTCAATGCCAAAACCAGCGCAGTTGGTGGCGCGCCGTAGGGCGTCTAGGTTCGTCCCGCTTGAACTACCTATCTCCAAGACAGCATCGCCCGCCCTGATGTAGCTCGCATAAACCGAATTGGGAATGCTCAGCTCATCCGCGTCTACCATCGCGGCATAGACGCCCTCGTTACGGGAAAAATAGCGGTCTCCTTCCTGGCCGCTTGTGAATACCGATTTCTGCGTGGACTGCATTGCCGGGCGTCCCTATTTATTTGTTAAGGTATTCGTCAATTCTAACTGTGTCAGCAGTTTCCGGATATGTCCTCAGGATGGGCCGCCGCGCCCGCTCCGTTGTGAGACGTTCATTACCGCGGCGCCATGCCCTTGCGCAGCTTGCGCGAACTTCCTAGAGAAGGACGATTACATTGGGACGAAGCCTAGCGTTTGAGCGGAAAGACGGCCGTGGCGATGTACTTGCGCTCATCGGACAGCTTGATTTCGTCATCCGCGCCAGGCTCACGCGTCCAGTGACTGCAACCGTCATCTGGAAAGGACGGAGCGATTGGGAACTGGGGCTCATAGCGACAAAAGGGCTGGCGCCCTTCGTCGGTCGTCTCGCCGTGGAAGTGCGTACAGACCCAGCAGCCGCCAGGATGGATAGGGGCGGTAAAGTAAGACATGGCTGTATGAATATACAGTTGGGCAAATAGTCGGGCAAAATTTCCCCCACCAGTCCAAAAGCAAAAGGCCCCTTTCGGGGCCTTTGCAAAGCACGTAAGTGCTTGAATACTGGCGGAGAGGGTGGGATTCGAACCCACGGTACGGGGATACCGTACGCCTGATTTCGAGTCGCATATGCGGCAGGCGCAAGAGGATTCCTCATAGGGGAAATTCAGTGCGGTGATCGCATGGAATGCCCGGATTGCGCCCTGTCGGTCAAAAATCCCCCCACCACTTCACGCCCGCTTTTTCTGCCCCATCCTGGCGATTGCATCGGTCAGTCTGGACTGGTCCAGGTGAGCATACCGCTTGGTGCTGCGCGGGTCTTTGTGGCCCAGGATAGCACCTACCGTGTACAGGTCAACATCGTTGTTGATAAGCTCACTGGCAGTACTGTGGCGCAGGTCGTGGAAGTGGACATGGCCCAGACCAACTTTCGCCCGGCTGATTCGCGCCCACTTCTGGATCGTTGACTTGGCGCACCGGATTGGCCAGCCGGCCCGGTAACGCGCCAGCTTTGGATGCATTGGCACGCGCCGGATCATGTCGCCGTTCTTCGTGTCGTGGACTACGAACGAATCCCCCTCGATCTTGGCTCGCAGGATCTCAGACAGCCGCATACCGGTATAGAACGCCACCACCATTGCGATTCTGGCCTGCTTGTTTGGGCAATGGCGAATCATGCCCAGCATCTGCCGGACCGTGATGTAAACATGGCGCTCATTGCGCACCGTGGGGACCTGCACGCGGGCGCCTGGGTCATGTTCTCCCTGGTTGTGCTTCTTCCATGCCCAGCGGCCAGCAGCGCGCAGCAGCGAGATTTCATACTTGATGCTGGCCGGGGCTTTCGCCTGCTTGGCCACTTCCGAGCATATCTCGGGCAACTCATCAAGGAATTTTCCCTTGTAGTAGCCATAGAGAGATGAGAACACCCGCATGACCTCCTTGTAGGTCTTCAGGTGCTTTTTATCCGCGAGGTACAGCTCAATCGCCCGCTCTACCGTTGGTCGATTACGCGCAATGCCGGACGCGACTGCGTAGAGCCTCGCGGATTCCTTGCGGTCGAAGGCATCGGCTTCGGTTCTAGTCCATGCTTTCGGAAGACGGCTACGAGCGCGGATTCTTTTACCCTCGATGGTGCGGTCGAATTCAAAGATGAACTGACCGCGTTTTGTGTCGCGATGGATCGACATGATTGCCTGTACTCCAGCAGATCAGTAAGTTCAAAAGAGATGCGCCGGCCTACTCGATAGCATGGTATCGGGCCATCAGGGGCGGCGAGATCATAGACATGCCGGGGAGAAACCCCTAGGAGGCGAGCGGCCTCCAGCGCCGAGATCGGTTCTGATACGGGTTGATCCATATCGCCTCCAAAACAAAGCCCTAACGGGTACGGTTGCTAGGCCACGGCCAACCCCGATCAGGCTGTGATTTGGGTTCGGCTTTCTTCATGGGGATGATGCGGCCATACGGGTTTTCAGCTTGTGCATGGCAGCGGTTGCAAGTAGGGATAGGTGGCACGGTGCCGCCCCAAAGCTCGGGCGTAGTGACTGCGCCGCCACAGTTGCCACAGGTTCCGACAATAGGCATTCTGTTCTCCAAAACAAAGCCCGCGCTAGGCGGGCTGGTGAATCTGGCTTCTCGCGATCTTCAGGAGCCGCTGATCGGCCTTCGTGAGAACGTCAAGTAGCAATCGCTTTTCTTCCAGATAGACCTCAGCAAACTTAGGATCATGCTGGACGATGCTGCTGGTGTTGCTTATGAGATCAGCGACCTTGATGGTTTGTATCCATCCAGAGCATCCAGCCAGGCGTTCCCGAGACAACCGTTTGCGCTCTGCCCGGTTACCTTTTTCAATATCGGAAAGACCTGATACGCCAAGGGCTACGGTGAAGCCAAACAGATGTTCAAGGGCTAGCAAACTGATCCCATGGTCTTCCACACAATCATGCAGCCACGCTGTCGCGCAGACAGCGTCATACGCAACTGGCAGATCATTGGCAACGGTTGCCACGATTCCGGCAACTTCCGCCAGGTGATCCGTGTACGGATTGTTGGTGTACTTGCGCCGCTGGTCTTTGTGTACAGACCGGGCGAATTCCATAGCTTCAAATGCCAGGCTCAATTTCGCCTCCATGCATTACGGGTTACTTCCAGCAGGCGCTGGATTGCGTCAGTCATCGGGGTGTTGCTTCCTTTGTGCGTACTCGGCCCACACCTCTAAAGCCTCGGAGATGACTTCATCGGAGAACCCCAAGATGGACAAACGCGTTCGGACCTGAGCCAGCTTTATGTCCACCGGCGAGTTGCGGGCATACGTTACAGCCGCTCGCAACGCGTCAAAAGCTTCGTTGGTCATACTTTCTCCATATTCTTGCCAATCTCCGCAGCCATGGCGGCATCGATTGCTTCATCAAATTGCCCTGCTGTGCGAGGAATCGGCTGTGCAACCAGAGCTTCTAGTGCTGCGGTGTTGTCAGACTCAAGCGCAGCCCGCAGCCACTGATAACGCAACCCGCAATATGCGAGAGCCACGAGCGCATCTCGTTCCGCCCGGCTAATCGAAACCGTCTCCCCAAAGGGATGGCACGTAGTCTTGCGGTTGGCGATGGCGTCAAGTTGTTCCTTGTTCATCACATCTCCTTTCCGATAGCGGCGGCGGCGCGCACGATGGCGCGGCGGGTCGCCACTTCAATGCCCCCATGCAGGTGGGCCTCGCATCCCAGCCAAGCACCGCCAGCGCGCCGTGCTGACGCGCCGTATTCTTCGACGTGCAGCCACAGATTCAGCTTTACAGCCAGCCGCAGCGCATCGCCGTCGTCTAGGAGGGGGTTCCATTCGCGGCCGGATTGTGCTCGCCAGCACTCGCCATAGAACACGATGCCATCGCCCGCCGCCTTCGCCGCCAGCTCCAACAATTCACGGTCAGTCATCGTGTATCTCCAAAGTCTGCCCAGTGAGATGGCCCGTTTCCTTGAGGGCATCGAGTTGCAGCCGGGCGTGGTCGTCGCTGATGGCTGAAATGTGGCACTCGTAGGAGCCGTCCGGGCTGTAGAACTTGACCGAATAGGCGTGCCATACGCGGCCCTGGGCATCCTTGCAGGATGTGGGGTAGGGGATATGGTCAGGCATGGGCGCCTCCGTCCTCGGTGTCGTTGCCCAGCGGCAGCGCCATGGTGTGCGGGCAGGGCCGCGTCGGGATCGGCTCGCCGGCCGGCACAAAGGCGGTGTAGCAGGGCTGGCCGGTCTTGTCGTATTGCCACTCGGCCGGGTAGTCGGCATCGCCAGGCTTGAACGCCATGGACCGGGCGATGAGGTTGCAGACCTCGTTGTCGTCGCACTCGTTGACGTCGTCGCCTTCGCGCATGGCGCGGTCGCGGGCACAACCGCGGCACCAGGCCTCGAAGAAGAATTCGCCCTCGGTGCCGTTGGAAGGCTGGTAGGGCCGGCCCGCGCGCTCGGCATTGAGCGCAGCGTGGGCGGCGGGAAGTATCGGGCGTTCACGCATCCCGCTCTCCTTGTTCGGCCTGGGTGGCGTGTTGCGATCGCGTGCCCCATTTCGCGCGCTCAGGGTCGAAACAATCTGGCGCCTGGCGGCCGGGATGGGCGGGGTCCTTCGAACCGCAGCAGAGCCAGTAGGGCGCTTCGCTTTGTTCGGCCTGGGTGGCAGAAAGGGCGGCGCAGCGCTGGACGCCTCGTGCGGCGAGGGACTTTGCCTGTTCAAGCGTGCCGCCGAACTCGGCGAGGGTGCGCAGATGGGCCAGGGATTCGGCCACTACGGCATCCCCGGCGCGCTGCTGGCCGCCGTCCTTGTCCGCCTGGGTCTTGAGTGAGCGGATAGCTGCGTCGATCAGGCTTGGCGTGCGGTGTGCAGGGTCGGGCGTGTCAGCGTCCGGCATGCGGATGTAGCCAAGCTCGATGCCGTTGCGGATGAATCGCTGCGCAGACTCCAGCGCTGCCAGCACCTGGGTGCGCACCGCCTCGCTGGCCTGGGGCGCGGCACGATGAGCAATATGCTTGCGCCAGATCGTGGCCGCCGCGTACAGATCACTTTGCGCCTGTGACCCCGGCGGCTGGTCGTCGGCCATGTTGTCCAGCCGCTCGGCCACGTTTTCGCCTGGGTAGTTCTTCGCCTCCCCGGCTACAGGGGCGCTCTTAGTCAGCGCATCGTTGTAGATGGCGTCACAGATCAGCGCGACTTCGTGTTCCCCGCTCTCGGTAGTCGTGGCGTCCTTGCTGCACAGGTGATCGACAAGAGGGAAGAATTCCCCATCCCCATCCACCCAATTCGACAAGCGATGATTCAGCAGCACGTCTTTGATGGCGTCATATAGCGCCTTTGCCGACCATTCCAGGTGTGTCTCGGCTACAGGGGCGCTTGCCACGGGTGCGGCGAGCCGGCACGACGGGCACCCGGCACCCTGGAACACCGCACCGCAGTTGGCGCAACGATGAGTCAACGGCACATTGGCTACAGGGGCGCTTGCCAGGGCGGCGAAAGCCGACACAACTTGAGCGCGGGCGTGGGTGGATAGGTCTTGTCCGAAGCGTTCGCAACGGAACCCGTACACGTCCAGCAGCCTTTCAAATTCTGCTCTATTTGTCATTTCGATTCCTTAGCGAGGCTCCGCAGCGCCTTCATGGCTTCGTACAGGAGTTGAGTGCCCGAGTTCATCCGCCCATCCTGGGCGAGATACTGCTCAATGCGCTGGGACACGTCTGCCGGGCTGCCATACCCATGCGCCGCCCGCTCATCGGCTACAGGGGCGCGCAGCTTGGTCAGCAGGGCGGATTCTACTTCTCTGGCCAGGGCGCGGTCGTTTTCCGCTCGCATCGTAGTGTTGGATGCCCGCCAGCCGCAGAGGTCATTAATTTCCTCGTCCGTCAGCACGCGCTGGGTGATGTCGTCTTGTTGGGTCATGCTGCAATCCTTTTCTCAATGCGGCAGCGCCGCGCCAGTTCAACGAGCCATGCGGCCAGGTCAGGCGGGGTGTGTTCGCGTTCGGCGTGGGTGACGAATGGCCGCCAGCCCAAATCACCTTTCTGCAATCTGCGACCACCGTTCCCCTTGCGCGTGTCCTGGGCGATAACATGCGTGCCAGACCCCAGCGCGATGGGGGGAAGGTCTGGTATGTCACTGGGCCGGCAGCCGACGATGTAGAGCAGCGTCTTTTTCTCAGCGCGGTGCCCCCACCAGTGTTGCGAGATCCCCAGAGTCCAGCCGCCGAATTCATCGGCGGGAGCACCGGGGGGGGGAAGCTGTTGATCTGCCCATAGCTTGGACCCATTCGGGTGCTCGAGCACCCCACCGTATTGGCGCAACTGCGCCACGGCCCAGCGCGCTAAGTCCTTTTCGTCTGGGCGTGGCTTGGCCATATGGGATAGGCGACCCCAGGCCCGGCAGGGCGGATGCGCGACCACCGGCATACCGCCCTGGAAGGTCCTGGCGTCTCGGTCAATGTCGTACACATCCACGCCGGGCAGCGTCTTGTAGGTGCTGTCCTGGCGGGCGAACAAGACGGCAACGTTCATGCTCACCTCCCCGCGCCCTGGCCGCTCTGCTGGGCCTCGGCGGTGCGCCCGTGCTTCTCGATGACGGTGCGCAGGTAGCGCGCCGCCATGTCCCCAGAAAGAGCCTGGGCCGTGTATAGGTCGGCCAGGATGGGCGTGTTCTTGGCCGCCTGGCGGCAGGATTCGGCGTATTTCGCCATTTCCTGGGCGGCGGCTTCGAGGTGGGCAACGTCAATGAGTTGGATCGTGGCCATCACGCATCCCCCTTACGTTGGGCTGCAAGCTCGTCGCTCGGTCGCGGCGTATGCGCGGGATTGACGGGGAACAGCCGCAGGATGGCGTCACGCAGCTTCGTGGCCTTGTCGGCATCCCAGCCGGCCGGCGTCACGACGACATAGCCGCCCGTGATCGATGCGCCCTTGATCGTCGGCAGCGGATCGGCGCCATGCATCGCCAGGAATGCGGCGGATATCTCGGGGAACTGCGCCGCGTAGGCACGCCACCGGGCCGCATCCAGCGCATCGCCAGCAGCGGGAGCGGGGCGGACTTCGGCCTCGGCCAGCTTGCGCGACAGCCAGCGGATGCGGTCCTTGACGGCGGTCATCCAAACGATGGGTGTGAAGCCCTTGCCGCTCAGAAGTTCATCGACCGACGGCTGGCGGTCGTAGGCCAGGAATGCGCCGTTTGCCAGCTCGTCGTCGGTCAGGGTGCCCAAGGTAAGCGCGGCGCGTTCGCAGTTGTATCGGGTGCCGTGCGGATCGGCTTCGCCCTTTTCTCGCCAGGTGGCGCCAGGCGTAGTGCCATCTTCCTCCACCGTGGATACGCCAGGGGCGGCGCAGTCGGAAATCTCCACCGGCTCCAGCGGACCGGGATGGCATTGGCTCAACCCGTGGTCAACGTCGTAGGAATTCGTCATGGTCAGTACCTCAGAATTTGGTTAACCGCCATGCTCACGATGGCGCACAGGATCAACAGGCCAGAGAACGCACCGATAACTCCCCAGGCGATGAGACGCTCGGAAGGCTCGTCATCCAGGTCAATTGGCATATCTTCGTTTGGGTTCCACTCATCCGAATTCCGCATGATCATTTGGAATCTCCAAGGCAATAGAGGGGGGTAGCTGGGACGCGGCTACCGGTAGGCTTTAGTCAGGTCGGCGCTGATGAAATGGCCACGCTTCCTTAAGGCATTGGCAATGAGCGCGCTGTCTCGGTGCCCGTCTGCATGCCGCAAGAGGCCCAGATAGCTGTTGCCGGTCTCGAAGACTTTCTCTTGAGGAAGTGCTTCGATCCGACGCAGCGCGGTACGGACGGAGCGTCTACGCACTTCCCGGCGCCATGGCTTGATGACGTGGCCGGCAAAATCGACGCCCCGATCAACGGGCTGGATGATGGTCTTGCGTGGGTTTAGCGACAGGCCCAGCTTTGGAAGATAGGTATTGATGGAATCCAGCGCTTGCCCCAGCCATTTGGAAGACGGGTGTAGCAAGATGAAATCGTCAACGTATCTGACGTAATGACGTCCACGCAGGCTATGCTTCACGTACTTGTCCAGGCCATCCAAGAGGATGTTGGCGAAGAACTGAGACGACAGGTTCCCAATTGGAAGGCCGCAATGGTCAGGTGCTTCACCAAGGCGCTTATGCCTGGGGACCAACGCAACCGTTGCCCGGTTGCCTCGCATTTCGACATCGGGCCTGGGATCGTGAAATAGGATCTGAGCAGCCAACCGCCGCCACCAGTTTTCAGGAATCTTCCCGCCGATCCGAAGCCAGAGGTATCGCTTGTCGATGCTGACGAAGAAATTAGCCAAATCGGCTTTTAGATACATCGCCGGCCGTGACCAGTTCTGCGTGACACTGCGCACCTTTGCTTCTAGCCGCTGGGCGGCATAGAGAGTGCCGCGACCAGGAATGCATGCGCACGAATCGGCAATGAACCCCGACAGGAAACGCGGCGCGATCTTGTTGTACAGAAGGTGGTGAACCACTCGATCTCGGAAATCAGCCGCCCAGACCTCTCGCGGCTTGGGATGGGTGATAACGAAGCAGATAGAGCGTCCGGGGCGGTATTCGCCGCTCCTGAGCTCTTCGTCTAGCTCGGCCAGATTCCGCTCCAGGTTCATTTCAAAGCGCAGAGCACTGGCCGTATTCCTTTTGAGCCGGCGGCAGTCGAAGTAAGCCTGCACCAACTCCGCGAACGAATGGCAAGAATCCATAGAAACTCCGAGGACAATTTGCGGACGGGACGAACTCGGAACTCGCCGTAGCGGTGCCAGTTGTCGACGCTGCCGTTCTCGAAATTCACCGCCCAGGCGTTGTTGGAGCCGTAGGGCGAGATATCACGCTATCCACGTCGCCCCGCCGAAGGATTGCCGGATCAGCGGGAAAACTGCGCGGGACCTGGCCGGCCTGAGCCGTTGGTTTCCTCTAGTGCGCATATCGGTGGCCTTGTGGACCAGCGGCGTGACCAGATCATCAAGCGCGTTGACCCGGCCGCCATGACGGCGGGGCAGCAAGCGCATTCTCGGAGTGTTTCAGCCATCCTGTAGCCTGGCGTCCGATGCTATCGGTCAACGCGATTGCCTCGCCATACTGCCCGCGAGAAATCAATCGCAGGTCCGTCGCCAAGCGCAGCGACAGATCTACCGTAATCACTCGTTCCCGAAGAATCCGGATCACGGGCGGCCTGTCGGACGCCGAGTTGGCCCGATACACCAGAGCCACCAGTTCGAAGCACTGCTTGCGCAGATCAGCCCCGAAATCGGCTTTGTAGTTCCTGGGCATGTTCGCCACAAGCTTCGTGACCAATAGGCTCAGATCATAGGTCGCCTTGAAAATCTTGGTGTCCGTGTGCAAGGCCATGGCATCGGCGGGCTACGCCCGCAAAGGGTTCAAGGGATCAAGCGATGATGCTGCGGATGGGACGAACCCGGAACTCGAAGTAGCAGCTCCAGTAGAGGATGTAGCCGGTCTCGAAAACCACCGCCCAGGCGCTGGAGGAACCGTAGGGCTTGTTCGTCCAGTACCAATCGTTCTTTTCGAACAGGTCCGGGGCGTTGATGTAGGCCAGCATCATGTCTTCCTGGTCCGGCGCGCGCCAATCGGCATGGCCGTTCACTTCGCCGCGATCGGTGACGGCCGAAACCATGTCATTGAATTCCACGCCATCCAGGTCGAATTCCTTGCCGCCAGGGATGATCACGTGATGCACGGCGCCATCGATCAGGCGGGAGCCGATGTAAATGCCGCCCTGTTCAGGCCATTCCTGCCCGATGGCGGGCGCGGTCGTTGCGGTAGCGGTCATGCAAGTCTCCTGCGGGCTTCGCCCGCTTAAGGGGTAAATGGATCAATAGGTAAATCTGCGGACGGGACGAACTCGGAACTCGCCGTAGCGGTGCCAGTGGCCGACGCTGCCGTGCTCGAAATACACCGCCCAGGCGTTGAAGGAGCCGTAGGGCGAGGAGGTCCAGTAGGGCTTCGGCTGAAACAGGTGGGGCAGGTTGGCCGCGATGATCTGCAGCTCGCGCTTGGCGGGCAGGTAGAAGTCGGCATGCCCGTCAGCGCTGTAAGCCTTGGCGGCGCGAGCGGCCGCGTGATCCTTGTCATGGCGTAGCAGATCGTTGGTGTTGACCAAGCCGTCCCAGGTGCTAGGGGTGCGTTCGCCATCCTCCGCCCCCCAGGCGTAGGTTCCGTCCAGGTCCTCGCTGGCGACAATGAGGCCGTAGACAACACCGTCGTCGCCGAGGATGTCACCCGCATAAATGCCGCCCTGCCCGGGAAGTTCGGCACCGATCAGTGCGGGTCGTGCCAAGCGCGAGGGCGAAGAGGTCAATCTTTCGAGCAGCGCGTCCAAAGCAATGCGCGCAGGAACTTCCAGGCGCGAACCGCCGCCCAGGTCAAGCTGGATAGTGTCGTTCATGGTTTTCCTAAGGGATCGGCCAGTGATGCGGCCTGGAGGTGCTAGAAAGGAATGTCGTCCGACATGTCCGATAGAGAGGAAGATGCTTCCTGCTGTGGCTGTTGGCGTTGCTGAGGCTGTCTGACGGGGCGCTGGGCGGGGCCGCGGTCTACCTCATCGACTTTACCGCCCAGCATTTGCATCTGGTCGGCGACGATTTCGGTGCTGTAGCGGTCAGCGCCGGTGTCCTTGTCCTGCCACTTGCGGGTCTTCAGGCGGCCTTCGATGTACACCGAGCGGCCCTTCTTCAGGTATTCGCCGGCGATCTCGGCCAGGCGGTTGTACATGACCACGCGGTGCCATTCGGTTTCTTCGCGGCGTTCGCCCGATGCCTTGTCCTTCCAGGTGGAGGTCGTGGCGATGGACATGTTGCAGATTGCGGCCCCGCCGGGGCTGTAGCGGACTTCCGGGTCGCGTCCCAAGTTGCCCACCAAGATGACTTTGTTAACGCTGGCCACTACGCTGCCGCTCCTTCAGGGATCAGATTGGTTTCGTCCGCAGTTTCCTCGGGATCGGTCGGGGCGTCAGGTTTCTCCCAGGCATAGTGCTTGCCTTCCAGCTTCACCCAGAGGTCATCGCGAAACATGTTGATGGTCGGCCAGTCGAAGGACTTGATGCGCTCCCAGGAGCGGCTGCCGAACACGTCTTCGAGCAGATCGCCCTTGGCTTTCTTGGCGTCAGCGGATTGGCCAGGATGGTGCTTACCGATGATCTCGGCGATCTCATCAAGCGCGATTTCCTTCATCCGCTTTTCCTTCTGCCAGCGCGGCTCCCCGTCCTCTGCGAACAGTTCTTCGCTGGTGCGGCTGGTGTCGATACCCAAGTGTTCGCCGCCAAGGTTCAGGAATTCGATATGCGGCAGGAAGTCGCGGAAGGTCGGATTTTCGAACGTCTTTCCATCGATGCGGGTGCTGCGGTCCTTGAGGACAGTTGCAGTACGCCATACCCGAGTGCCACCGCCTTCGATGAGTTCCTGGTTCTTTTCCATCAGGATCAGAATGGACGGCTCGTAGCCCGTTTCGGTTTCGGCCTTCATCTTGACGCCAGTCTTGGTCAGTTCCTTCTTGCCAGACTCGTTCTCGAAGAAGTCGTATTCGTAGCCAGCGCGGCCGCACATGATGATGTGGCACTTGCTATTGACGAACAGATCGGTGAACTTGCCCCATTCAGCCTTGAGCCACGCCCAGTCCTGGAATTCCAGGCCGCGCTTGCGGTTCTTGCGCTGGGCGTACTCTTCGGTCAGGTTGCGCCAGAAGTGGCTGATGGAATCGATCAGCAGAACCGAGCCGGACGATTCAGCTTCCCGGACAGCGGTCAGCAGGTCCACGAACGCCCGCGTCTTTGCGGTGAACAGTTCGATATGGGCAGCGTCGAAGCGCGGCTTCACCCAATCGGACCCGGTTTCTGTGTCCAAAAACATGACCGGGTTGTTGCCCGCGGGCAGTTCGCGCTGGCGCATCAACTCCACCAAGCCAATCGCAATCTCGGATGCAGTGTAGGTCTTGCCGTCGCCAGCAAAGCCCATGATGCCGGCCTTCAGGTAGGCCTGGGTATTCGTAGCTCGTTGAAAGAGTGACATGTCTATTCCTTAGCAGCGACAGCCGTACCGCCGTCCTTGGCCCAGAGTTCGTTAGATCTCTGGTCAGAGTGCTGTAGGGCTGCCATTACGCCTACGATGGTGCAGATGACGGCAAATACTGCGGCGCGTTCATGGGCGTCTATTTGGATAAGCCAGCGTAGGAGGCGTTTCACGGGGCTTCCCCTTTGTCGTTGAGCATGACGTATTCCATGAATGCATCGAAGCCGGATATTGCAATCCGGTACTCTTTGGCGAACGCTTCACCGCCGGATTCCAGCACCGCTTGCCACGCACCATCGGCAAGATCGTCGTGGTCCCAGGCTGACATGAAGGCGACAAGCATGGGTCCATGTTCTTCGCGGCGGTACTTCTTCCTCTTGGCTCGTTTGCTCATTCCTTTCCCCAATCCGGCCAGTAGCCGCGTACGTATTGCTTGGTGTGGTAGTCGGCAAGATGCGCGATAGCCAGTGTCATCTGATCGCGGCATTCAGGTCCCAGGATTCCAGACGCTGCCAGCTCAAGAATCTTCTCCGGCTGATCTGCGTTGCCTGCGATGAACGCCAGCATTTCGGCGTCCTCGTCGGGGAATTCGCGCTCAAAGGCTTCGATGACCTGGTGGCGCCACTTGAACAGGTCCGCCTCGATTTCTTTTACGACCTCTGCATACCGCATGTCGTAGATCTCCTGGGGTGGATCGAAGGTGAACTTAGGGCGAGTCCCCATGGTCATTCCTTATTAGGTGCAGCCTCCCTAGCCGATTCCCCACAGATAGCCCAGCGCCACGCCATGAACGTCCATGCCGGTATGTCTGAGGAGCTTGAGGGAGGGGAGGGAGGCTGCGTAGGCTTCTCAAGTCGGCACACCCAAGTGCCCATAAAGCAGGGCTTGGGCTTTTCGCACGTGTTGAAAGTTAGGGATCGCATCGCGGCTAGGGCGATGCGCCTGGATGCGCCGACTTGAGAAGCCGTGATGCTGGTTACGGTTCCAGCTCCGGCGCTCGGCCCGGACGATTTCTACTCGCTGCACACTAGTGGCCACGGCATCCCCGGTTCAAACCTAGGAAGACCGGACGCGGCATAGAGCATCCGCTTTCGAAGAGGCCGCCCCGGCAGGCCGGGGCGAAAAGGTTGAATTGATCAAGCGATGATGCTGCGGACGGGACGCACCCGGAACTCGACGAAGCGGAGCCAGCGGCTGACGGGGCCGTACTCGAAACCCACCGCCCAGGCGTGGTAGGAGCCGCAGGGCGTCGAGGTCCAGGAGTAATCGCCGTTGTCGTTGAAGCCCTCGACAGCGACGATCTGGAGAAGCTCCCGATGCGACGGCAGGTAGAAATCGGAATGGTCGTCTGCCGTATATTCGGACGCAGCCAGGGCCGCAGTATGGCCGCCGCGCTCTAGCAGCTTGCGGGTGTTCTCGGCGCCATCGAGATCGGAATAGCCCTCCAGCTCGTCGCCGTAGCCGCCGAATTCGAACTCGCCATCCAGCGGCGCTGCGGCAGCGAACAAATGACGCCCTTGCGCGGTCACGCCGATATAGATACCGCCCTGGCCCTCGGCGTATTGGCCAACTACGAATTGATTGGTCATGTTGTCTTCCCAGGTTCATGAAAATGCCAGAACCCGGATGGGCTGGCATTGGTTGGTCATGTGTCTGCGTCCTGTCACGGCGCAGGATTACTGGCTCATGCAGTACGCAAGGTGGACGGCCAGCGGCACTTCGTACTCGGTGACCATCACAAAGCCGCCGCGCACGGGCATGTCCACCTTCCGCTCAACGACCAAGCCTCGGTCAATCAACTTCTTCACCGTGCGTTTGCTGGGCTGCGGCCAAGGTGAGCCATCGGGATACTTCTTGCCAACGTGCCAACCCTGCAAACAGATCAGCCATTCCTGCGCTTGCGTTAGGCCGGTGAAGTCGTAGCCAGCATCCAAATCAGACATCCCAATCTCCTTGTTCATTCGTCAGCCATCGCTCATAGAACGGGCTGACGGATGAAATTCCGGGGCGCCCACATCCACGCAACTCCCAGCAATGCTGGCTCGCGGTCTGTAGGCGCCTCTTCAATCCCGTGCACACCCTTTGTGATCCCCACTTGAGATCAGGCGTGTCGGTGATAGCCCCCGGTCTATGCATTCAGGCGTGGGGGATTGCCACCTGCGCTTAACAGCCTTGCGGCTTTAGGCGTATTCCATGGCTTGCAGGTTGTTAAAGAGCGGGTACTGCTGGTACTGCTCCCAATGCCCACCCGACTTTGTGGCGGTAACGTCCTCTCGCTTGGGTACGAGGCCGAGGGCTTGTTTCGTAGCCGCGGTTGCGGCGTGAGTTAATTAAACCATTGCTTTATCTTAAAAGCAAGCAATGATTTATGTTGGGGCGTGAAAAAGCCGCCTCGAGGGCGGCTGGGATATCTGCAGAATGCCGGGGAAGTGCTACATCTTCCAGGCCAGCAGTACGGCGGCGACGGCTGCCAGGCCAGCCCAGTAGATGACTTTGGTGGCCCCCATGTCGCGCAGATCTTGTACGAAGCTAGGCTCAGGCGATTGTGGCGTGGCAGCCGGAGGGGGAGATAGCTTGCAGCCGCAGAAGCGGCAGACCCTGGCATCCTTAAGGATCAGCTCCTTGCAGTCCGGGCACTTGACGTGGGTAGACGGGTGAGGGCGCCCGCGCTCCGCGGCCTTGTTCGTCACCAGGAGGACGAACACGCCCGCGACCAGCGGGCTAATCAGGCAGGCGAGGATGAACCAGCCGAAGCCACTGCGCCCGCGGCCAGCGGCCATCATCCCGACGACGACGGCGAAGAGCAGCCAGAAGAAGATGATCGCTAGCATGACTGGAAGTCTAACGCGCCAGTACGCACTCAGGCTGGTCCGTCGCCGCGGATGTGGTGTAAACGCGATAAAGCCACCCGGAGGTGGCTTTATGGCTGTCCTACTAGTGTGAGATGGGTGAAGCGTTTGCTAGTCGTTCAAGACGGGTAAACGGCAGCACCTTTGCTACGGCTTGCAGGACCATCCCGTCTTTGTTCAAGACGTCCGGGTTAGATCGGTCATCCACGACTACAGTGAAGGATAGGTCACTGTTCTCGGGGAGAGACTTTATATCCAGGATCTTCTTGATAGCAGCGCTTATGGTATTTGGATGAGAACCGGATGCTATATATGGCTCTCCGTCCACTACGTAGTCGAGAGAGTAGGACTGCCGTGTAATCCCAGAATAAGTTGGAAGCGGGATGATCTTAGAGGACGGACGCCAAGACCGCAGGCATAGACCTACCTCTTCTATAAACATTGTTAGATCGGTATCCAGGTCCGAGTTTGCCCGCTCCCATTCCACAATAGCCAAGAGAGCGCTCATGTACTTGGCAAAGGCGACCGGAGCTTGTCCGTCGACCGCCCAAACTTCCAGGACACCTTCATCAGTCAGCCTTACCCCGTGGGGTTCCGCGGTCTTCCTTAAGAATTTCGTCTTCCGTCTGTCGTCCAGCCGCAGGCCGGCGCCAAGAAAGTGGAGCATCACCATCCCGTCATCGAAGAACCGCACCTGTCCAGCGCTGCTTTCAACAAACACAGGAAAATCATCGCCATCGGCGAACGAAAACGGTGTGTCCAACATAGCGATGGACCCACTATCGTTCAGAGGGAAGCACTGCATTCCCAAGAGGTCTGCAATCGTCGAGCAGATCACGATGTCAACTCAAAATGTTCGGGGTGGCTAAGGGCCGGGTCAAAGGTTATGTTAGCTTGACGGCAAAAGTAATGCATGACTTCGTTGTAACTCCATGAGTTCCAGGAAGCATCACCGTCAGTGCGTCCGTTGCCGAAATGCTCATGAGCCATGCCATGCGCGTCCTTGATCGGCTTGGGCGATCGCCGCACGTCGAGCTGATACACCCGCGCGGAGCCGGATGGGGTCATCTTGAAGACGCTGAACTTGTAGACACATATGTTGGTCTTTGGGCTTCTATAGAAGTAAAGATCAACAAACAGGCCGCTTCGTACCCCTGCCGGATCTAGTAAGCCAGTGTCAGTCTTGTAAGCCCCAATCAGTTGCTTCTGGGGCGTCCATGGGCGGCAGTCCTCGCACGTCCGAGGAGTTGCAAGGATTGCCCTGGCTTCCGCTTCTGGGATCTTGTTCAACACTGTCCTTTGTTCGTCACAGAAATTTCCTTGCGACCGCACCCACTGCCCCGCCTCATCATCCCGCAGCCTGGCGCTAGCCTATTCTGCTAGGCCGGTTTAGTCGCACTTCCCAGGGGCCTCAATAGCCTTGAAGAGGTTGTCTACCTGGCCCTTCCAGGTTGAGTAGTACGTATAGGCTTTTGCATTGGTCGAGTTGCCGCTTTGGCGCAGATCGACCAAGAGCGCAACGCTGCCCTTAGAAAGCCCTGGAACTTCTATCGTGATGAGTCCTTCGTTGGCATTGCCCGGGTTCTGGACAACCTGGCCGGCGTCGCTGCATTTCGAGCGGTGCTCATAGAGTGCTTGGCTGATCTGAGCAATTGTGAGGGGGAGCTCCCTTTCCGCCCTTAAATGCTCTGGATTCCTTATGTCCGAGGCTGAGATATTCTGTACCGCGGCGCAGCCGGTCAGTCCAGCAACGAGCACAAAAAGAACTGTTCGGATCATATCGTTCGGTCCCATTTGGAAGTCAGGCGCACACAAAATCGCTCGGTGGCTAGCGCAGAATGCCGCCGGCCCAGACCACGGGGCCAAGGATTCGCACGTTGGCGTCGCCTTGGAGCGGAATGTCTTGATATCGACGGTTCTTCGATCTGGCCACCCAGCGCCCCGTCAGCTCGTCCCTCGTGACGGTCTTAACCAGCATCTTCCCGTCGTAATTGATGGCGTATACGTTCCCGAGCACGATGTCTTGGGGGAGGAGGTTCTCCACCGGTACAACCAGCAGCGCCCAACCGTCCCTAATGTCCGGCTCCATGCTGTCTCCCCTGGCGTACACGACACGACCGCGGCCGCCGTCGGCGCCAACAGATCGCAGGAAAGAGCGCCGGAACTGAACGACTCCGGTTTGCTCTTCCCCATGGTTCTCTATCCCGTCACCTGCGGCCAGGCGTACGTCGGCGAGTTCAGCAACCTTCTCGAACTTGTCGTTGGCCGGATGGGGTTCGCCCGGGCTCACGTTCGTCACGAGGTTCTCGGCGCGACTGAGGCGCGTCAACGACTCTTGCTCGGACTGTCGCGTTGTTTTTCCGCCATCCCAGGGAGCTGCTGACATGTCGCCCAGCGCCATTGGGAATTCGTCCCGTGCTGCATCGATGTCGACCAAGCCACCGTATTGGGCGGCCGGTTGATGCGCCGGCACCTTCGATACATTCAGACCAAACCGCAGTTGTGCGACAGCTAGCGCAATGGCTCCATCCAATGCGTTCAACTGCGATGACGAAAGCCGCCGGACGTCCGCCTCGCTTATTGAACTGAAAGGCCATGGGCGCCCGCTTGGCGCTTCGTCTTCTTGCCCATCATCCCCAGGAAGCCACCAGGACACTGGAAGCCCCGTAAGGCGTGCCAGCGTCTTTATGTGCTGTTTCGCCACGCGCCCATTGGTCTTCCACCCATTGATTGCTTGAACCGTGACGCCGCAGGCATCTGCGACTTCTCGAGCGGAAACACGCCCGCGTCCCACTGTCGCCGCCACTTTCGAGGCGAGATCGGTAGGAGGGGACGAAAGCAGTTCTTGTATGGCGTCGGGAGAAAGCATTGCTTGATTGTGCTCGTGCGACTTGCATGCAAGCAATGATTGCTTTATATAAAGCATTGGTTTAGTATTAAGGCAAGTGATGCTTTAGGACCACATATGGACCGAAACCTCGGCCTGGAAAGGGCCATCTCGATAGTTGGCAGCCAGAAGGCATTGGCAGCAATCCTCGGCGTTAGCCCGCAGTCGGTTAGCCAGTGGGTTAACGGCTCGCGCCCTTTGCCTTCTGAGCACTGCCCCGTGATCGAAGAGGCGACGGGCAAGCGTGTTGTTTGCGAAGAGCTGTTCCCAAACTTTCGTTGGGACGTGCTTCGCAAGCCTGTTCGGAAGAAGAGGGCGAGCTGAGGCTAATGCATCGTCGCGCTCTGCCTTCCTTCAGCCGCCCATGCCATGCGTTCTCTCTCTGCACATAGCTCTCGGAAGAACTCAAGGACAGCGGCCTCGGATGGATCCACAAAGATCCTCTTGGCGATGTCGGCGGCGGTTCTGGCAAGCCGTTCCGTTTCAGTGGTAGCCGGATCGTTCTTAGTTGGTTGTTCCATGCGGTGAATCTTAGTTGCGCCGCACAAACGCCGAAAGGCTGAAATTAATCAGATTTCAAGGTGATGCATGACCGCCCGCTATTCCAACACTGACTGGCTCGACGTTCTCTACAACAGCGTGCGCAAGACCCCGGGCGGTGTTGCTGATGCGGCCCGCTTCCTGACGGAGCGCCGAGGAAAGTCCATCCATCCGGAAAGCCTGCGCGCCAAGCTCAAGCGCTCGGAAGGCGATGCAATCAGCGTTGAAATGGCCGGCCTGCTGTCCGAGTGGATGGAGGAGAAAGAGGGGGGCGCCGAGTACGCCCATGACTGGTTCTTGGCTTTCGCTGCAGAACATGGTTTGGCGGTTGACTCGGTTCCGCCGGCGCCTGTGGGTGGCTGGGCCTGCGAACTAACCGCGATCCAGTCCAAGGTCATGCAGATCGGCGCGATCACCGGCAGCGTGTTGGGCGTGACGGCTGAGACGGTCGCAGACGGCAAGATCGACCAGTCTGAAGCCGACCGAATCGTCGAATTCGTCCGCGACCTGCGCACCATGTGCCACCGCCTTGAGCGCAACGTCTTGCGCGCTGCGAGCAAGTAATGGAACGCCAGGTGTTCATCCTCTCCCACCCGCTGGCGCGCCGCAATGCGGCCTACGCCTGCGCGCACGCTCCTGACGGCTATCGGGTGGAGATCAAGGAGCGCACCCGGACCCTCGATCAAAACGACCTGCTGTGGTCGATCCTGACGGATCTGTCCAAACAGGTTGACTGGTCCATCAACGGCAAGCTGGAGAAGCTGTCGCCGGAAGACTGGAAAGACATTCTGACCGCCAGCCTCGATCAAGAACACCGCATTGCTGAAGGCATCCGGGGCGGCTTCGTCATGCTGGGCCGTCGCACAAGCAAGATGGGCGTCCGCAAGATGAGCGAACTAATCGATTTCGCGCACTCGGTGGGCGATGAGAAGGGTGTCCAGTGGTCGCCGACGTCCATCGGGAGGGAAGCATGACCTGGAATTCCACCCTCAAGCGCACCACGCCGCTTCGCGCCCGCGGTGCGATCTCCCGCCGCAGCCAGCCGATCAAGTCCAAGGGCATGAAGGGCTCGCCCGTTTCGGCTGCTCAAAAGGCCTTCCATGACCAGTTGGCCAGCCGCATCGGCTGCGTTGCCTGCCGCATGGATGGCCGCTTTAACGACTATGTGTCGATCCACCACATAGACGGCCGCACCAAGCCGGACGCCCACTGGAAGGTACTGCCACTGTGCGGAAGTCACCACCAGGACGACGGCCTGGCCATCGCGGTTCACCCGCATAAGGCGATGTTTGAGACGCGCTATGGCAAGCAGATGGACCTGCTGGTGTGGTGCATAGAGCAACTGCAACTTCAAAACCTTGAAGTCCCTGACGGCGCATTGGCCGCTGCTGGGATGCTGGAGATCGCATGAACTACGAATTGCATCCTCTTTGCACGCTGTTCCCGCGCCTGTCCGGTGCTGAATTTGATGCGTTGCGCGATGACATAAAGGCCAATGGTCTGCGTCAGCCCATCGTCTTGCACGAAGGCATGATTCTGGACGGCGGCAACCGCTATCGCGCGTGCCTCGAGGCTGGTGCAGAGCCGGTGTTTGAAGACTATGACGGTGGCAACCTTGTGTCGTTCGTACTTTCGGCGAACCTGCATCGCAGGCACATGACGCCGGGGCAACAGGCTGCCATCGTGGCAAGCGCCCAGGACTGGGCGAAGGCGCAAGCAGTCGGCAAGCCGAAATCGGCCAACGATGGCCAATTAACGACGGTAGCCCAGCGCGCTGCGCAATCTGGTGCAAGCCGAAACACGCAGAAGATGGCCGACAAGGTGGCTAAGGCCGACCCTGAGCTTGCCAAGCAAGTGGCCCACGGCGAGGTTAGCTTGCCCAAAGCGGTCGAGAAGGTGACTGGCAAAAAGCCGAAGCGCACCCTCACGCCGGAAACAGAACACGGGCCGTCCGCTAATGACGAACTGGTCGAAGCTCAGCACACCATCACCGATCTGGCCGCTGAAAACGAGTCCCTGCGCGACCGGCTCGCCGTCGAGCAAATGGATGCAAGCGAAGAAGGGAAGGCGGAAGCGGCCACCACGATCAGCGAACTGCGTGAACGAGTGCGCACATTGGAAGCCGAGAACGACGCTTTGAAGGCATCGCGAGATACCTACATGCAGAAGGTTTCCGAGATGCAAAAGCAGATCGCGTACTGGCGCAAGCAAGCGGAGAAGGCAGCATGATCGAGCTTCGCGACTATCAGATTGCCATCCTGGACAAGCTGCGCACCGGCTTTGCCGAAGGCCACCGGGCGCAAATGCTGTATTGCCCGACTGGCGGCGGCAAGACCGAAATGGGCATCAGCCTGATGAAAGCGGCTAGCGACAAGTACAACCGTTCGGCAATGGTTCTGGACCGGATCGTGCTCTGCAACCAGACCAGCGAGCGACTGGACAAGTACAACATCGACCACGGCGTGTTGCAGTCGGGACACTGGCGGCATCGTCCGTATGAACGTATCCAGGTTTGCAGCGCACAGACCCTGGAAAAGCGCGGCTCTCTGCCGGACATGAAGCTGCTCATCATCGATGAGGCCCATCAGACCCGCGCGCAAACGATCGAGTTCATCAAGAACAACCCCGGTATCAAGGTAGTGGGGCTTTCAGCGACTCCCTTCACCAAGGGCCTCGGCAGCATCTACACCAATGTGGTGTCGGCGATTACGACCAAGCAATTGGTAGAGCAGGGAAAGTTGGCGCCGTTGCGTGTGTATGTCGGAAAAGAAATCGACATGAACGGCGCCAAGAAGGTGGCTGGGGAATGGTCGTCAAAGGAAGCCGAAACCCGCGGAATCAAGATTACTGGCGATATCGTTGCCGAGTGGGTCAAGAAGACGCACGAGGTGTTCGGCGGCCCGAGAAAGACCATCGTTTTCGCCGCAGGCGTCGCGCACGCTGCGGATCTGGCTCGCCAATTCGGAGAGGCTGGATACAACTTTATCAGCCTGTCGTATCGCGACGATGACGACTTCAAGGCCGAGGCCATTCGCGAATTCTCCAAGCCGGATACCAGCATTCATGGCTTGATCGCGACTGACATTCTCACGAAGGGCTTTGACGTGCCAGACGTGATGATCGGCGTGAGCGCACGGCCCTTCTCGAAATCCCTCGCATCGCATATCCAGCAGTTGGGGCGCGTCATGCGCAGTTCGCCCGGCAAGGAGTTCGCCCTGTGGTTGTGCCACTCGGGGAACTACCTGGGTTTCCAGGAAGCCTGGGAAGACGTGTACGCCAACGGCATCGACAAGATGGACGAAGGCAAGGAAAAGCCCCGCAAAGAGCCGACCCAGCAGGAAAGAGAGCGCGCTGTATGCCCTCGTTGCGGCACCGTCTGGCTCGGTCGACGTGACGACTGCGCCGCATGTGGCTTTGTTCGCCCGCGCCTGAGCGAAGTGATCGCTACGCCCGGAGAGCTACAGGAACTCAACCCCGGCTCGAATACTGCGGATAGGGAACTCAAGCAGCGCTGGTATAGCGAACTCCTTTCGGTAGCGCACGAGCGTGGCTATAGCGATGGATGGGTTGCGCACAAATACAAAGAAAAGTTCACCGTCTGGCCGCGTGGTCTGGAAAGCGTCGAGGTCCCCGTTTCGGCTGAGGTTGCCCGATGGGTGAAGTCCCGCCAGATCGCATGGGCGAAGGCAAGGAAGGCAGCATGATGGACTTCGTTCAATTCGCCCGTGCCCACGGCGTGATGCTGGATGGCTTGCCACCTGAGGGGCGTTGGGTGCGCGTCCGCACTGAGGACAAGCCGCGTAGCCGAAATGGCGCTGTGAAGTGGCTGGGAGACGTCGGCTTCGTGCAGAACTGGGCCACCATGGAAGAGCCGGCAGTGTGGCGCGGGACGACCAGCGACGAGATCCGCCAGCGCACCCGCCAGGTAAATCGTGATGCGATGAAAGAGGCCGAAGAGCAAGCCAGGAAAGCAGCGCAGAAGGCTGCCGATATCTTGGCTGACTGCGAGATAGCCACGCATCCATATTTCGCCGCCAAAGGCTTTCCGGAACTGCTGGTGAACGTCTGGAAGGATGGACTGGCAGTGGTTCCGATGCGTCATGGCCGTCATCTTGTGGGCTGCCAGCTTATTAGCGAAGACGGCGACAAGAAGTTCCTGTATGGCCAACGATCGGGCGGAGCGGAATTCGTCATCGGCCAATCTGGCAAGCACATCCTGTGTGAAGGCTACGCAACAGCGCTATCAGCTCAAGTCGTGCTGCGCAACCTAAAGGCCGCATACGTGCTTCACGTCACCTTCAGCGCCGGGAATATGAAGCGTATCGCGCAGGGTCTGCCCGGAGGCATCGTGTTGGCCGATAACGACGCCAGCGGCACGGGTGAGCGTGTGGCGCGTGAGATTGGCTGGCCGTATTGGATGAGCGACGTGGTTGGCGAGGACTTCAACGACGCGCACCAGCGCCGCGGATCGTTTGCCCTGTCTATGGAACTTGGAGGGCTGCTACGACGACGTGCGTAAGCGGTAAAGCACTGCGTTGGTCGGACATAGCTTAACGACAGCGGCGCAGGAAGAGGCTCCTACTGTGGGATAGATCTGAAACAGGAGCAAGGGCGGCGAAGTTAGCACCCTGTGATCGAAAAGGCTGACGGGTCATGGAACGGCGACGGTTCATGTGAAGGCCCCACCAGGATAGGCGGGGTCTGTCCAGCTCGGGTTCAGGTGGATAGGTAAGGGGGTTTAGGGATGAAGGGATACAGCAACACAGAAGAACACAGACGGGCGTGCGAGGCGAGGCAAATACTGGCATGGCCATTCGAAAAGCGTAGGCCGTACTTGGAAATGGTTGGAAAACGGCGCGGAGAAGCTGCGCAAAAGGAGTTGGAAATGGAAGTGAAGCGGCAATATCAACTCGCAAAGGCGGCGGCATGAAAGCGGCCAAGTATCGCAACAAGAAGACGATGCTGGACGGAATCGCCTTCGACAGCAAGCGGGAGGCTACCCGCTATTCCCAGCTTCGCCTGCTAGAGCGCGCCGGGCACATCCGAGACTTGTCGTTGCAGCCTAAGTTCACCCTGGTCGACAGCCAACGTCGCGCCGATGGCAAGGCGGAACGGCCTGTCGTCTATATCGCCGACTTCATGTACTTCGAGGGCGATACCTGCGTGGTCGAAGACGCCAAGGGCATGAAAACGCCCGAATACATCATCAAACGCAAGCTCATGCTATCCCGGCATGGCATCACTGTGAAAGAGGTCTGATATGGCACTCCCAAGAAGCACTGAATACGCGAACAAACTGATGCGCAGCGCTGCGGTGGAACGGCTGCGGACGTTTGGTATCCACATGAACAAGCATTACCGATCACCGCTGGCTATCGCTCGGAAGATTCAGGAAATTTCACCTGAACTCCATTCGGATGACCCGATGGTCATTATCCGTGCCTGGGTATCGCTCAAGGCCGATGCAGTCGTGCCGGGGCGCCTGGCGTGGGGAACTGGCCAGCCTTACGTGCTCGACAGCCAGATGCGATATGCCCAGGCCAGACTGCAGGCGATGCGTATGCCGGCGCCGGTCAACATGAGCAGCCGGGTTCTGTACAGCCCGGACTTTGCGTGATGGGTGCGCTCCTGCCGAAGTGGGCGATGGGCGACCCAGCGGTTGTCTGCGAGCGGTTGGAGGGAATGAAGCGCCGGGCGCCGCGGGAAACCCGCCAGGAATTGGCAAGACAAGGACTAGAGCAGCTATTCAGCGAGGACCATATGACGAAAGACGAAAGCGAACAACTGGAAGAACTGCTCATGACGTGGTACCACTGGGCCAGGGCGCACCGCGAGCATTTGGGATACAGTCGGGTCGCGCCTGGTTTCCAAGGGGTATCTGACTTGGACGCCTATGGCGATGACGATGAGACCGACGCGAAGCTGAACCGGTACGTGGCGGAGCAGGTAGACGTATGCCTGAGTTCCCTGCCGGTTGAGCTGCGCGCCGCTGTCGGGATTCACGCCGGCAATCGGGCGGCTGGGGCTTGCGTCTTCAGCAACCCGCGCTTCACCCCGGAACAGCAGCACCAGCGATACCAGGAAGCCAAGGCCCGGTTGCTACCCATGTTGCGCAAGCGAGACATGGTCAAGGTGGTTGCATGAGGGGTTGCATACCCCGTACCAGTTCACTATGCTCACTACAAGGGGACGGCGCTCGTCCTTAGAAAACGAAGCCTCGGCAGCCACCGGGGCTTTTTGCATTGGGGCGTTGAAATGGAAATGACAGGGAAGAATCTGTTGCGTGCCGTATCGGCGCTTTCCAAGATTCTTGGATATCAACTCACTTCGGACGGCCGACTTATCAACCTGTCCAATGGAAATGTCTACGATGACATTCCTGAAGGTGAGCAACTGAAGGCGGCAATTGCCAACGGCGATGTCAAAAAAATTCGCCAGATTCTCGGCGTGAGCAGCCAACCTCAGTGACCGGCCAAGACTGTAGAGATACGGAGCTGCCATGTTCGGTGGACACAACCCGGAAGATTCCCCGTTCTACCCCAAGTGTAAGCATGGGTTGGGACCATCAGCATGATGGATCCCAAAGAGCAGGCATTAAAGATCGAAGGGCAGGAGATCGTTGTACTTTCCTACCCGTGTACCGTGCATGCTGACCAGGCAGAAGCCATCAAGCAACATTGGGCTGAAGCTGGCCTGCCTGGGAAATTGGTTGTGCTGTCTAATGACGCCACGCTTAGCGTGCTAGGCCGCGATGAACAGCTGGATCGGATTGAATCCCTGTTGACCGCGCTGGTTGAATCGCTCGCAGATGAAGGCGAAGAGGTCGAGCAACGCGAACTCACGCTAGATGGCCAGGCAGTAGGCGGTGAGCGGGACGATTCCCAGCCGCTATGAGCAGCAAACCCTGGAGCGCTTGGTACAAGACCTGGCGCTGGCAGAAGCTGAGGGAGCGGCATCTCAGGGCAAATCCCCTCTGTGTGATGTGCCAGGCAGAGGGAAGAGTGACAGAGGCAAAGGTGTGCGATCACATCGAGCCGCACAAAGGCGATGCAGAGAAGTTCTGGAACGGCCCCTTCCAGTCACTGTGCAAGGCACACCACGACTCTGACAAGCAGGCGCTCGAGAAGTCAGGGCGCAGGAAGGTACAGATCGGGGTGGATGGCTACCCCATAGAGGGTACGCCGCACCCCAAGGCGCCCTCTTGGAAATGAGAAAAATTCTCATTGAAGGGTCAGAAATGTTACAAATGGCCGGGGGGGGAGGGGTGGTCAAAAAATGACCATCTCGACCAAGAC